ATGTCTGGACTTATTAATCCACATGCGGCCCCGGAAGAAGCAGCCTATGCGCTACTGATTGAGCTCGTTCGCGCCCAGCGCGTGCCGCAATATGAAGGCGAAATTTCCGGCCTGCTGGCGATGTACGACGAAGCCGTTAAACACTTTAAAGAGAAAGAGACCGAGCGTTAGGCGTGGACATCGTGGTGCGAGAAAAGCGTGACGCCTGCGGAAGCCGCGCAGGCGTTGGCTGGATAGCGGCTTGGGTCATCAGCTGCCGCGGTAGGTAGAGTATCCGTACTGACTGAGCAGCAGCGGGATATGCAGTTTTTGATTTTGCTTTGTAACATTGAAAATAACCGGAATCACCGGGAAGAACGTATTCATATTTTGGCTTTTAAAATAGTCACCAGTTTTAAACGTCACTTTATACACCCCCGGCTCCATATTCTCCGCCTGCGGATAGAGCGACTTAATCCGCCCATCGGCATCCGTTTTACCGGTGGCGATATGCTGCCAGCTCTCCCCCTGCTGTTTATCCAGCTCAATCTGCACCCCCGGTGAAGGGAGCCCGGTTTGCTGATTAAGAATGTGTACGCTGAGCGTCCCCTCTGGCGCCGCCAGCGCGCTGAAGCTGAGCAGAGAAATTACGGAGGCGATAACTAATTTCATAATCGTGACCTTATTGGGCAAGTGAAAGTGCCCTAACTATAGTCAGCGCGGCGGGGAAAAAAATTAAACTTTTTGTTATCAGATTGCGGTTATTTGGCGGGGAACGGTACAACTGGGTGTACTCTGAAACAGGCCGCAAGCGGCCTCCTGCACAGAGAAGTCGGCTAACAGATATGGTTTGCGAAGCCACTTTTCATCTTGAAAAGTAGATTTTTTCCGGATAGCGGGTAACGAACGTCCGGGACCTACCGCTGATATTTATACCGTTAGACGCTCGTTGTCAGAAGAGGGATTGATTGTATATAGACTTTGGATAAATGTTTGGCCAGGATGGGAGCATAGCTTGTCACTGATGCACTCAATTTTACAAGGAATAACCCGATGCCATTACCCGAACGTCTGCAACCAGCCAAAGTAAACCGCCAGAAACTGAAACAGCTAGCGGACATGGCCGAAGAGATACTGGCGCAAATTGATAACGGGGCTAAGGAAGAGGATGCCGGGTTGAAAATGTTGATAAATGACTGGAATAGCCAGGTTATTAACCCGTATGCATTCTCTGATTTCCGGGATTTCTCTTCATGGACCAGTGCAAAAGACTTCACCCGGATGGCGTTTAATCAAGAAAAATACGTGGCGGATTTATCCTGGGATGAGCTGATTCAGATCATCCAGTTTGTGTGTCAGGCCGAAGGTAAGGAATCTGAACAAAGCTACGCGCTGGGACTGCTTGAGAAAAACTTTGATGCCAATCCATCCGACCTCATCTACTGGCCTAATGAATGGTTTCAGGATAAAGACATGCTTCATGTCGATTTAACGCCTGAAGAAATCGCCGGATACCTGATGGCAAAATCTGGCCGGCGGCTAAGCGATGCGCCGCAAATCGAGCTGAAGTATCCTATCCCTTCAAATATTTAAGGTGTATTATCCTGCCCGCAAAATGTGAGTACGGGCCCTGCTCCAGTGAGGAGTCTACCAGGTATATAGCCTGCGGATATTCAACGTAATGCGCGACTATTATGAATAATTCAGAGTAACGAACCATGCATAATTTGCGTTATGTCCGACGCCCTTCAGAAGCCAGCGATAGTGTAAGTATCACTGCAAAAAGCAGGGCGAGGCTAAACGTTGTCTTGCAATAGGTAGACCAGGCGATCAACTACTGATGAATCCGTTTAACGCTCCGCCAGGCGCCAACTCAATGAATGCCAAGTCATCGACAGCATGCACATCTTTGCTGATGAGTTACCACTTAATAACCCCCTGAGTGCTATCCAGGATTGATAGCGGAAATTAGAGGATAAAAGTACATAGCTGCAAAGGTGTTCGAGTTAGTCGGTTACGTCGTGCCCATGAACCTATTTTCGGGTAATCTGGATGTTGCTATTACCGCGTATGCGGAAAGTATTTCTCCATTTTCACGAACTCTGGTTCAACCCATTTAGGCCCCTTCACTACTTGACCATTCTCACCAGTCATCAAAATTCCGGCCTGATATAATCGGTCAAACGACTCGATTAATTCCGCATTTGTGATGTGCTCTGTTCGCCCCCTGATGATTAATGGGTCTAATCTGTACAAAGGAATCTTGTACGCAAGCGCGGTTAGCAGGTCATCAATAGACTCATCACGAAGCATTGCCTTAAATCTTTCAAGTTCAATATCTGACATATGAAATCAGGCTCCTGTTCTTTCAATATAACGAACGAGTATTCATATATTACCCAAGCCTTAATATTTTTGAGGAGGGCTCCTGACAGCAACTGTATCCTACCACAGCCGCCATGCTTAGCGCTCGCTGATTATCGGTCTGAAAACATGATGCGGGTAATGAAGTGCCCCTGCTGTTACGTGTCGTTGGCTGACAATAATGCATTCCAGCTCACGCGCATCAAACGGTGATAAAGGCCACCGCCATCAGACAGCTTATAGGGTTTGTCCTTAGTTTTAGATATATCGACCTGGCGGGCTGCGAGCTTCACCTGGGGTATCTCCTTTCATTGAACAGGAATCTCCCTCCACATGAATGTGGATTTCAATGAATCATAGAAGACATTGAGGTAATGGAATATTTGAAAATGCCGCGTATATACTGGGTTGAGTAGACTTCAGAGGACGCTAAGAGAAGTGAGTATGGCACGCCCTACAGGATTCGAACCTGTGACCTACGGCTTAGAAGAAAGTAGAGCGTTAAATAACACACTGTAATCACACATGTTTTCCGCGTTCGCATCCGGTTTTGTGTCGTTTCGTGTCGTTTGAATACATCCCTGTCTTTATCGTGCATTCCTGTCACGCCACACCTACGACACAGAAACCACGAGCACTTCCACTCATCGGCAGCAACTAAACAACCGCGTTGTCCTGGCGAACATCGCAGATAGTAAACGTCACGACTCCGATGACAGTAACATCGTCCAGGGCTTCGCCCTCGATCGCTTCGCCATCTTCGGTAATCAGCGACTTTCCTCTCAGCGTGGCAAGATCCGTCCCGCCGCCATGCTGTATAAGCAGTTGGCTACCCTGCTTTGGCTTCAGGGAGATATCCAGTACAACGTAACCACCAGATCGCTCGAAAACTAGCGTGTTTGGGCCGACATTGCAGATCGAGTTAACAGACAACCTTTGCTCGACGTAGTCCGTCGCGGGTGAAGGGAATCCCATTAGATCACCCTCCCCATGTTGGCCATTATCCACAGCCTGTTTTCGCCATGGTCCGGCGTCTTATCGACGAAATACGTTTGCTCGCGCGCGATCCAGGAGTTCGCCTCCACCTCGGAAAAATGGATGCCGCGCCGGCGCAGCGCGGTAACGAAGTCTCGGGTGTACAGGTACTGGTAGCCTTTGGCGTTGCGCAATACCGACTCGCGAAAAGCCTGGTTGATGTCTGACTGACGGTGCATGCCCTGCCCTCCTACAAAATACTGTTTTTATATGGGTCTTCCCCGATCATGGTGGGAAGACTCAGAACGCCATATTCAGTTTTCCATAGTGGAACATCACTCCCAGCTTAAAGCGCTCCCGGTTCCTGTATCCTCTGGCTTTTATTCTCAGCAGTCTGTGGCGCAGTAGGTCTGGTGATATGGTTTGCATAAAGGAAAACCCGGCGATGAACCGGGTTTTTACAAATTGATGCGCAGAACTCTGAAACTGTTATATCTGGGCGCCAGCTACAGCGCCGCATGTGACGCACCATCTAAATGGTCATACCACGTCGGGCGCAATATTTTTGTGCCCAAGCGTACATATCCGACATCTCTTGGTAGGTCAGGCCCCGGCGATAAAACAAGACTAATGCCGTCTCCGGTCCGGGCGCACAGGTCGCAGCATCTGCGCCATATTGACCGCTAACCCGCAACTTGGTTTTTCGCCGATTATCTTTAACGTATCCAGAACGGAATGAGGTTGATGCATTTTCCACCCCTTTTGTGAAATCTTTTAAATAGTACTCCATGCTTGTGACCCTAAATGCAGTGAAGCGCCATGTTCCTGCAGAATATCCCAGCCCCACAACATCTTTATTTTCCCTGACACTGGTTCCCGCCGTCGGGTTTGATGCGTCAGAAACCGGAACAGAAGACAGAACCAGAGTAAGGTTATTATTAGACCACTGAACGATCGCACTCCCTAAACCGCCCCCCATTCCTTCTTCAGGAATTGAAGCATTCCAGTTGCCAAAAAATGGACTTTGGTTTTTTCCCTCCGGTAGAGCCGTAGGTCTGTTAACAAGCAACACAGTAAAATCAGAGTTGTCCAACAGACCAGTATCAATGCAGTCGTTTATTGTCGGGAATGACTTGCTATACATATTTTGTGTTGGTGCGCCAGTGATTGATGGCAGGACAACACCGTCCGGCGCGTAGTTTTTCCCGTCTCCACCGGCCGTGAAAAACAGTGCCTGCTCCAGTCCACTCGAAACTGGCAAATAAACGCTGTCGACTTTGTCCTGAATAGTCGTGTCTTTCAATGCAATTCGTGTACCTGAAAAGATCATGAGTTAGTCTCCACATTAATTGTCTGGATTGCTGCGAAATTACACAGAGGGTATGGCGCGTCGTTCAGCGACGGAATATTTTCATAAGCGGGTTGGTTATTGTCGCCATAATACTGCCAGTTAAAAATTGCTTTTTGCGGGCTGGAGTCCGCGATATTATGACCTCCCCCATGTAATTGGTCCCCCAAATTTATACGTATATTCCCAGACAACGGACGAGATGGGGTAATACATACAACCGAAGGCGACACAATTTCAACGTTAAGTGCCGCGCCTGTTAGAGTTCCTGTACCATCTATGATGGTAAAACCCCAGTCTGTCTTAATGGTAGGCGTCGAAACCACATAAAACGGTCGAATAGCCAACGGCGGGCAAGGGACCATAAATGGGACGTATATGCGAGTTCCGTCGTATACCGCTTTTACCATCCTAAAGGGAGAATGGTTCATCCCCTTGTAGATGTGGTGAACGGCATTTGCTGCGGCACAACCCCACCACCGATAGGCATTCGCGGATTTATGAGTCTTTGCAGCCACAGCTTGGGGGTACGGAAACATCGGCGCAACCATAAATGCGTCAGGTCGACTAGTGATGTCTAGCTGCGCCATGTCAACTGGAAGCGTGTTTCCTTTTGATTGACTCACGTATGTGCCACCAGTTTGATATAGATAAAAACCGGGGTTGTCTGTCTGACCTGTAATGGCCTTTACATCAGCATTGAAATCGTCAATCAACTGATTCAACATTTGCAGATAACTTTCGCGTGCCGTACCCCCGTAGTCGTTTTCCCCCTGTAAAAACACCAGACCCGCGACGCGAACATCAGTATGCCCTGCTGCTGCTGCTGCTTGCATGTGCCCTTGCACGCAAGAAATCAAGCGCTGATAGTATGGAGTGGAGGTGGCACCTTTCAGTAGCGTTGAAAGCGATGTCCCTACAGCACCAGTAACAGAACATGCGATAATAGTCTGTTCATCGTTAATCACACCAAGTGAACGGTTATGCAGTGTTTTAAGCGTCTCCGCGAAACCAGATGCCACGGTCTCGCCCAGTCTGGTGCTTACAGCGGGATCTGTGATGATATCCGCGCCGTTCTGCCGCTTCTCTTGTAGTGGGTAGTATTTGTTCTCTCCGCCAACCACGCCGAATGTAGAATCTGATGTTCTATCGTAATACTGCCCCCTCACGCAAAGTCCCAACATCACATTTCCGAGTTGCGAAGGCTGGCGGGTCACAGTTGTGAATGCCTCATCGCCAATTGCAAGGGACTGGCCATAAAAAATATAGATATTCACTCCAGTTTTTAATGGGGCTACAGGAGCGGAGACAGGGAACGATAGCGAGGACCGTGACGATTGGGCCAAACTTTCCAGTCTTGCAATGAGGTCGTTATTGGCATTACCGTCGCCTTTTTCAAGATTGTCAACACGATCGATAAGGCTGTCCAGGGCGAATGAAAAACCGTCGACATCCGTGATTTCAAAAAGATTCTCTGAGCTGCGCTGCAACTCCTGGCCTACGTAAACAAATTTTCCCTGTTCTGTCCGGAAAACGCGAGAAAGAAGGTCATCGATAGAGACCACAAATCCGTCAGCATCGGTGACCTCGAGAGCATTGCGCTCATTGCGAGAAAAACTTATGCCGCGATAAAGAATGTCCCCTGACTCCAGCGCGCGAACACGGTTAGTCAGGTCGTCAACTGAAACAGTGAAACCGTCGGCATCGGTGATATCGAAAACAGAGCCACTATTACGGGACAGCGAAAGTCGTCCCAGACTCAATACTGGTTTCCCCGTCTGGTCCAGTGCAATGTCGGCAATGTGAAACCCGTCGGCGTCAGAGAAAAGGAATAGGGCATCGTTAGGGAGTTCATCAATCAGAGAGCGCAAAGCGGTATCGACATCGATAACCGCTTGCTGGGATGGCATGTGCCGTCCGGTAGCAGTCAGGGTGCCACCATTGTTGATGTACTCATCGGCCAGAGAACTTCCGTCCTGACTGCGGACATAGGTGCTGCTGCCTTCTGGAATATTCGCGATGTCTGCCTGAGCATCAGATAATGTCATATACTGGCGACTGAGAGGGATCAGGTTCTGCCGGGTTTCCTCAACGACTTTATCCCCTTCCGCCTTAATCCCGTCTACGGTGTAGTGCTCACCTCCCAAGCGATCGGTGTATTTCAGTTCGGTGCTGGTAACAACCTTATCCAGCATGGCGCCGGCATAAACTGCATCCCGGATATCCGTGCTCGGAACAGCGTTATCTGTGGGAGTTGGTAACGGTACTTCTGCCATTGTGCATGTCGCCCTATAAAAGGCGCACGAAGCCCTCAGAAGTGAATCTGATGGTGTGCGCGAAGGTTGGTAATTACTGCTATGTGTTACGGATAAATCGAGTCTGAATACTCAGTGAGTGAGAGGGTTTGAGTATCGTCACCGTTGGGTTTGGCGCTATCGACGCGCCAGATTGTGGAGTTCAGTTCCGAGTCGGTAGCGATGAAATACCGGCTGGGGTTTTGCACATTTTCGCGGTCATAAATGTTCAGATCGAAGGTATCGGCTGCAGCCTGAAATGCTTTGGGCTTGCCGCTTACCGGATAGGCCCGCCAGCGCCCGCGGTAATTCCCGAGGCTGTCGGTCATAACCACCCACATATCGCCCAAAGAAAAGTCGATACGCTCTGACGTCGAGAACACGTCACCGGATCGCCCGGTGATATAACCGGTTTGCTGCGCGTTGTCGTACATGTCCGGACACTGAACCACCGTACCTCGCACCACCTGCGTCGACTCCAGCACTTTCACTGTCATGGTCAGGCGTGAGTAAAGGATTTTCCTCGCCTCAAGCCAGGCCCGGTCGTTTGCCTGAGTTGCGTTTCGGCAGCCATCCAGGCTGATCTGCATCGCGTTAACAGTGGCATCCTCAACCTCAGTGATGCCGCTGCTGTCGATCTGCAGGTAGATGTAAGCCTTCTTGTTCGTCAGCGGGTCAACGTAGTCCAGCGCCACGCCGTCGTAACCACCGGGGAGAGACATTTTCCAGGCGACCTTGTACTCGTCCCAGAACATGTTTGAGCGCGCAAAAACCGCATCCGGATTTGTTACTTTCTCATCACGCCAGAACGTCAGCACATCGCCGATATTGTTGCCGTCGACGCGGGCCACATTGGCGATCGTCGCTATTCGCTCACCAAGAGGCTGTTTCTCATCCGAGAAGGTGTAATCGAAATATCCAAGCTGGGCATCCGGCAGCGAATCGGCAATGGCATACAGCGCCGCGACGTCAATACTGGCTACGTCCTGCTTACCGACAACCACCCATTCGTGAAGGATGGCATCAGCAAACGAGCGGCTTGGGCGGAGCGTGTAGTCGACCGCGCCGGTTGTCCGGTCGTAGCTGATGGTATGCCGCTGCGCCAGCATGTTGTACTTCTGCTCGCGGTTGCTGTTGCTGTCGTTCGAGCCTTTGATCGTGATGCGGGCAATCGTGTCTTCCGGATACACGACGTTTTCGCGCACGTTCACTGCGTGGATCGCCATCAGCGTCACGACGTTGGCGTCATTGCTGTTGTCGAGGCGCTCGATGGTCACCGCATAGCGCCCCGCCCCGGCAGACGGAACGAACTTATGCGTTGTGCGGAAATACCGGGTCGTCACCTGGAAGTCGTTATCGAAGAAATAATCGTGCTGCTCGGATGTCCCCGGCACCTGATTGTTGTCGTCATCGACCTGCCAGAACTTGATCCGGTATTGCGTTGTGCCGGCCGTCGCGCCGAGCTGAACCAGCACATGCACCCAGACCTGAGTGGAGACTATCGGCGACACTGACGGTCCGATAACCAGAGGGGTCTGGTCATTCAGCGTGAACAGTGTCGGGTTGATAACCGCATTGCCCGGCAGAGACGTAATTTCTCCCGACAGTTCGCCGATATAGAACGTCGTGTAAGAAAGCGTATCGTCGCCGATAAAGCTCTCCGAGGAGATGATATTCCCGGCACCGGTGACATTCCGCGTGACGCTTGTGCCGCCATCGTTCCAGGTGGCATTAATGACGAATGACACGGGGTGTGGCACTGCCAGTGCGGCGAAGTATGCAAAGTTATCATCGTTCGATAGCACAATGGCTTTGAGCTGATTACTCTCGATCGCCACTGATGTCGGCGCCGTCGTGGTCGCTGTCTGAGCCGGAAAGTCCAGGCTTTCGTTCAGTCCGGGGACCGTCTCGTTATCGACATCATCGAACTGATAGCCGACTTCAATCGTGCCGATCACGTCACCAGGGTTATAAATAGCGGAACTGGCGCCAGCCAGGCTGCCTAGGTTCGATTCCGAGTAGCGGATCGATGAGATGGTGTACAGGCCGTAACCCACCTCGAACCATTCAGTAAGCTGTTTGTTATTGTCGACGAACTCAAACAGTGCTTCCTGAATCAGGTCAGGAAAGACGCGGCACTGGCCGTAAATGTTAGGGCGCCCCTTGTAGAGTCGCGCGCGGTTCGTCTGGCCGGTTAAGTCGTTGTTAGGGGATTCGCCTGTCGCAACCGATACCGACGCACTGGGCTTATTTGACAGGCCGAACACCTTCAGCGCGCCGGAGAGGATTTTCGTGACCGGACGCAATATCGTGGTGATGAGCTTTCCCACCCCGCCCTCTGGCTGGTCGAAGACAGCCACGACGTCGCCAGATCGCAGTGGCCGGCTGATATCGTAGTCATCAGGAAGCGCACGGCCATTCAGTTTCACGATAACATCGCGGTGCAACTGCAGGGAATCCAGCAGGCTCACCAGTGTGGTGCCGGCATCTACCTTTCCCCGCTGCAGCGGCGCGCCAGGCAGCCTCTGTAACTCATATCGCACCATGCACCATGTACTCCACTTTGCTGTAAACCTTCAATAATGCCAGCGGGCTGTCGCAGCGCACGAAACCGAATTCGCCGCGGGCATGCAGGCACTTAACCGGGCTGATCATCACACCGATATGCGCCGGCACTTCGCCGCGGTAAAAAACGGCGATGCATCCGGTGGCCGCCACCGGCACACGCCGCCAGTGCACGTGCTCCTGTTCGTAGCAGGTGATGAAATCCGCGCCCGATTCGTAGCCAGCGATGTGATGCAGCTCCAGGCCGAGCACATGCCGGTAATAGAGAACCACCAGTCCCCAGCAGTCCATCTGCTCAAAACTGCAGGCGCGGTTAGCCCAGGGCTTGCCGTTAACAAGCCCGATAAAGTCGCTCTGTGTCATACGGTGATTAGCCCGGGATAGTCTTTCGTGGTGTAAATGATGGAGTTGGCCAGCGTCAGCGGGTTAGTCTTTCCGGCGGTCACGGTGACGTTGCTGGCATCGGCTGAAATGTCGTTCACGTAAAGCGTCCAATCTTTCAGGGATGATGCATCACCGATCACATTCCACTGCTGATACAGGCACTTAATCGGCGTCATACGCGCCGCCCCGCGCCAGCTTTTCAGTGTCTGCCGGACATGCTCCGTCGCGGCGACAAAAGTGATCGTCATGGATATGACCGCCGTTCCGTCCTGTGCCGGCTCGGTCACGCTGAACCGCGCAGGCTCGAAGGCATTTCCGCCGAACGTCGCCGGGCGAAACAGGTTATTGACCACCCGGTAATAGCCGAAAGCCGGATGATAAAACTCCACCGTCTGTTTGATATCGCTGGCCGGCCGCCGCTCTTTCCACTCTCTCAATGTCGGCATCAGTCGGCCCTCGGCATCACTTCGGTGATTAGGTAATCCAGCCAGTATCCATAGCCAGGCTGGGCCTCAACAATCCAGTCGTCGTAGTCCTCGGTAATGTCCTCGAGCCCGTTGCTGATAACCGTTGCGGTCCAGGTGACAATGTTGCCGTTTTTGCTGGTCTGCACCGGCATATCGACGAAATGCAGCGTCTGCTGCTGCACGCCCTGCGTATCACCCAGGTCGATCGGCATCTGGAACCAGTTGCGCCCGCGGTCGCAGTAGGTCGGCGATCGCAGCCATGACTTAAACCGCTCGGCCTGGGCAAGCGTGAATATCCACTGCAGCGTCCATGTCGCTTTAAGGTCTGTGGTGATCGGCGTGATTATCAGGGGGCCGACTGCCGTCTGCGTCGTCTGCCAGGCTGTATCCTGCGTCATGTTCTGATCGGCGCGCTGGGGAAGCGGCAGGAACGGAGGGTATTGAACTGTTGCCACGTTTCCTCCGGGCATAAAAAATGCCGCGGCTGCGGCACTGATCTTTTATCAGGATGTTGCTAAATGTGTCTCGCTGATACTGTGTGTTTTCTACACACAGCGAGAGGATAGGTTTATGTCAGAGAAATTCAGAATCAAACTCTCCTGCCCTGATTGCGGCAGTGAGCAATTCATATTTAGCACCGAACCGCACACCATAGATAATGTTGAGTCCTGCGCCTCCTGTGGTCGAGCTATCAGCAAAGACGATGTCGTTCGCCATGGCAGAGAGTTCCTGGTTGATACGCTTCGGGACAGACTGAAGGGAACCAAATTTAAGCTCAAGTAAGGAGATTAAATCATCAAGCTGCGATTGGGCTTCGCTGGTATCGATAGATATCGACGCGCTTATCGTCTTTGCCCGCGGCGCGTCATGGCTATCAGATATTTGTAACTGCCCTTTCGCCTGGAATAATGCATCCTCAAGGGCGGCAATGATTTTCTGCTGTGTGCCGTCCTTTAAATAACCTAACGATGCCATCCCCTCCTGTTTGTCGCTGTCCCGGTACCAGATAACCTCACCATTAACTTCGATTGCTACTTTCATTATGTTCACCCATTAAAAAACCCGCCGGAGCGGGTTTGGTTTAGTAAACGCAGTTACAAGTTAAAACAACTTGTTGATCACCGATGAAAAGTCAGGGAAGTCGGCTATAGTCATGAGCCTAACGCTATCTTTCTCAAGGATTATGACGTTAACTTGCCCGCCAATATAAACTCTTTCAGCACTTGGCATTGCATCCTGTATTGCCCTTTGTTCAAACATCATTGCCTTGATAATTCCCAAGATGTCTTCCCCGTCAGGGACTGAGCACTCTGGTTTGTAAAACCAACCATGAGTTATTTCCTCTGACCTGAAGCATTCTGAAGATCGGTAGGCAAATCTCTTTATTCTTCCCGATGACTGAGATATTCCAACATGATAGATGGTGACCGTGCACTCATCACCTACGTTGTATTCCTTCTTATACTCCTCCCACATATCCTTTAGTGTGGATGGAGCATGGTAATCAAGATTATCCACGTCTAATAAAATCATGCGGCTGTTTACAAATTCCGCCCAGCGGGAATGAAATCCACCCATTCCTGTGCCGCATATAATCGTTTTTATAGTTGGTAGATATGTCGCTTTATTGGTAAGGATAAAGGGATTCCCTTCGGCATCCACACCAAGAGTATCCGTCGCTACAACCGCGAATTCATCCGTAGAAAAGCAAATGAAAGAAGACATGGCATTTCCTTTTATCTCATAATTAGAAGGACCCACTGGCTTTCATGGAAAGTCCGAACCTATCCATCATACCAGATGTCATCGGTCCACCACGGTCAAGATCCTTTAAGAACGCATCAACCGTCACCACATTACCTTCTTGCACTGCTTGGGCTGCAAATGAATGTTGCCCGCCAGTGGTCTGGTCGTAGAATTGGATATTGACCTCTATTGGCCTCGTTGACTGAGATCCAGCTGAACCGCTGTCGCCGTTACTCTGGCTTTGGTATTCACTACCCGTCGATGCCTTCTTGATACGCGGCGATCCGCTTGTCACATCCTTGTTGCTGAATACCTTCCCACCATCACCCGGTATCATGAAAAGGCCTTTGCTGGTCTGCATGAGTTCCGGAAGGTTTCCTTCGCCTACAGGGTAAACATTACCAGGTGATACCGAGCCACCATTCTTACGTCCGCCACTATAGTTTATTCCGCTTATGGCGCTAACTATCTGCGTGCCAGCAGACAATGCTTGTGCTATAGCAGGAATATTGGCGGGCCACGGGATAGCCATGGCATTACTGATAGCGGTCTGAAGATTCAAGGACGCCTGTGCAATCGCAAACCCTTTACTAATAGCGAAAAGCGCTTGATATGCCGCACTCGACTTCCCTGCTGCTTGACCTATCGCATCCGCCAGCGAGCCAGCAAAATTCGACGATTCTCCTAAAAGCGAACTCACATTCTGCTGATAGGTCTGTTGCTCCTGCTGAAGGATAGCCTGACGTTGGTATGAGGCCTGCTGCAAGATTGCAGTTTTAGCGTCTTCATACAGTTGAGTGTTTTGCTTATCAATTTCCTGGTACTTAGCTAGGGCGTCAAGTTTTTGTTGCTCCTGCAAATTAATCTGTGCCAGTGGATCAACTGCCTGTCCAGTTGAAGGGTCAACAGTAGTTTGCGCGGAAGCTATCTCCTGCTTGGCGTACTTCTGTCCCTGCTCAGCCTCTTTGCGCTTCTGGATGGATATAGCCGCTCGCTCGTTTGCTTCTCCTAACGCCCTCGCCTCTTCAAGTTGCTTTTGAGTTGCCCCACTCCCTAGTGACTGTTCGGCGCGCAATCCAGCCTCCTGAATGCGGCGCTTCTCAACTGACTCAGTAGATAGGTTCTGTGCGGCACGCAACTTGTCCAGTTTTTGCGCTACTGATTCTGCAGCTGATGCTGAACGCTTATCTTGCTGCTCTCCCTTCCTCTGAGCCTCATGACGGGCTTCTTCTGCTTTCTGAAGGTCGTAGTTTTCTCCAGCCAGATCGCCAGCTTTTGATATCTGGTTTGGGTTGTCAGTAACCTTCGCCGCCTGCATCCTGGCTTTTGTCACTGCTCTTTGGCGTTCATCCTGAATTTTCAGTAACTCGTTCTGCTCTTCGAGGTTAAGAATTACTTTGTCGCCATCAGCGGTAGGAGGAGAAACCTGCAGCGCTTTGGGGTTGAAGTTTTGTCCAGCCTGATTTGCTCGGTTTATTTCATCAGCAGTGTTGCCGAAAGCCTTCGCAACCGCGCTCTGCACCTGCTCAAGTGACCAACCCTTTTGGATCAGCCCATCATGCACACCCATTGAAGTGAGCATGTTGTTTGTTAATGTTCTGTTGGCTTCAGCTGCAGTTTCCTGAGTTTGCGCCAACTTATCTTGAGCGTTGGCAAGATCCCTTGATTTCTTGGCTAACTGGTCAGAAACCTCAGCCTGCTGACGGGCAAAATCAGCACCTTGGCCCAATGATTCAGCTACAGCTTGAGCTTCTGGGGTGAAATTACGATATCTAGAACTTAAAGAGTCAACCTCTGCCTGCAGATCGGAAATTTCATCTTTCTGCGCTCTAATAGACTCGTTAGCATCGGCGATGGTGCCCCTGAGCTGGGTATTATTCATCGCCTTCATTGAGGCGTTTACTTTGTCCAGACTATCGGCAAAGCGGAGCGCCTCCTCTCTGGCTTGTTGAGCTTTCTGCCAGAAGTAGAAAATGGCTGATGCTGCCAGCATGGCAGCGCCACCGGGCCCGCCAATCAAAGAAAGAGCTCCACGAGCAAGGCCTATACCTACCGAGGCAGCACTTGCTGCAGCTGCCGCTCGTGCAGATGCCGCGGCTTGTGCAGTTTCTGCCTGCGCCAAAGACAATGATGCTGCACTTGCTCTTGATTTAGCTGCAACTAACGCATCCAGCGCAAGCATTTCAGCTGCGCTACCCTTGGCCACATTATATTCTGCCTGCGCTAAGGCAAGGGAAGACAAAGCCGCCTCTTTGTCTGCAACCGCTTTTCTCTTCACTGACGTAGCAGCAATTAGCGCAGACTGAGCGGCCTGGGCATTGGCAGTGGCCTGACGCTGGGCTGCCAAGGCAGACTGGATCTGAGAGGCGGCAGACATTGTCAATGCGCCGACATACCGGCTTCCCATAATTGCTGCTGCAGCAGTTAATGCAGCGCTCAGAACGCCAATGTTTTCACTGGCCGTAACAACTGCATCATTAAAAATAGCGGCACCAGTTTTAACGGTAGAGTTTTCGCCAAAGAATTTAGTTACGTTGTTACCAGCAACCTGCAGTGCCTGGCTGATCGTCGTCGTTGTATTGGCGAACTCTTTTCCGATCACTGCTCCTTGGGATAGAAGCCCATTAACAACCACGTCGGTTGTTAACTTGCCCTGCGCAGCCATGTTCCGCATTTCGCCGATGCTAACTCCCATTGAGTCAGCAAGAGCGACAATAAGACGGTTACCCTGTTCGTTTACAGAATTGAATTCCTCGCCGCGTAAAGCTCCAGAAGCAAGGCCCTGCGACAACTGAATAATCGCGTTCTCGGCCTCTTGCGCCGTGGCGCCTGATACAACGAACCCTTGGTTTATGATTGTGGTTAACTTCGCCAGATCATCTGCGCTGGTCCCGTACTGCCTGGTTGCCCTTTCCAGTCTTGCGTAGAGGGACGCCGTTGCATCTAAACTACTGCGAGTTTGCTGAGTAATGTTGAATACGCGTTCCGTTACATCAGCAAGTTGCTCGTTAGGCCGCAGTGAGTTAGCCAGTTTGTTATTTACAGTTGCCCAGGCATCTGCATATTCGGAAATTTGCTTCACAGAAAGAGCAGCGGCCAAAGCAACGGCTACGCCTGACAGGCTGGACATAGAGCGCTCAGTGTTATTCACGGCGCGCGTAGTGCTATCGAAACCGCGCTCCATCAGGTCCAGGCGCTGATTAACGCGTTGTTGAGCTACGAGAAGCCCCTGCACATCCATTTCAATATCGTAATAAATGCTGCCAGCGTTCTCAGCCATTTGCTTTTCTCCAGGCAATAAAAAACCTCGCCGGAGCGAGGTTTTTTAATTTATAACTTGCTAATTTGGCAAAGAAGAAACAAATCTTTGCAGTGCGTAATAAGCCTTACTATCGCCCTGCGCATCTATAATGGCGTTAGACATGGTGCCTGTGCCCGTTTTTACAAAGACCCATGCTTTTTTGGCTTTTGTTATGTCCTTTATAACACTCAGTGGCACAATGAAATCTTTGCTAGACTTCACATAAACTGCTGAACCGCCAACCATAGTACTGTAACGAGTCAGGTCACCTTCATTGCGCAATTCATATCTTTTACCATCAACTTCAAGCCAAGCTGAGCTGATAAAGTCGGTGGAGTTTGCCAGCGAAATTGTCAGTAATGCCTTGTCTTTATGCGCTTCCGTCCAGAACGCTCCGAGCATGATGCATTGCATCGACTGGCAGTCGGTACCGTGCGGCTGAATATAAACAGTTTTTGAATTGCTGTATCTGTCAACACCAGACACAGGGCTCAAACCAGAAGTATTTGAGCAGCCTGCAACTGCTATCGCCAGTGCAATACTAAAAATTAGCCTTCTCATATCCCTATCCCCATCAGTTAATGATGCGCCAATCGTAGCAGAGGGGAAGCGATACGACAAAACCCGCCGCAGCGCTACTTAGTAACCAACGCGATGAAGATAGGCATGAGGATTACCAAAACAAGCAAGCAAACCAGCTGTTTTTGGTTTTTGTCCATCTTATCGACTATCCGGCGCTCCATGGATTGCATATCAGAGCTTATGCCGCGCAGGTCACTGCGAGTATCGGCGATAAGTTTTTCTTGGTTTTCCGCTACCATCTCAATGCGAGTCATTATTTCTTTCATGTTCATACCATTTCTAACGACAAAACCCGCAGTTAAGCGGGTAGAAAAACATTAGGTCTTAACCTTCTTTTCTCGGAGGAGTTCGGCGGCCTATTACAAAGACTGTTGCAAGCCCAATGAGATCAAGCCCAATTAAAGTGCCAGCAAAGATGGTATTACCACGATAAGCAAAAACAGAGGCAATCCCAAGTATCACCATTGTTATCGCAAAGCCCATCCACTGACCTCTTTTGTCCCGACTTATGGTGCCCCTGATGGCCATATCCTGAGTGCTATGTCTGAATTTCTGCTCATTCTCCGCCATAGCAAAGAGCCGTTCCGCCCCGCCGGGGAGGATCTCATCATAGCTCCGCATCACTTCGGGAGGGGGAAGAGGTCCGGAGTAATGAGTTTCATGCCTGACCATAGCCTGAAACTTCCCGCTACCAAGCAAGACATCGATGATTTCTGGATTTGCCTCCAGTTCCTTCTCTATCTTGCCGGCCTTTGCGACAACATTGTTATTGCTTTGCGGCTTCGGCTTTTGCTGCATTTGCTAATGTAATTGCGCGTCCAAAATCTCCGCCAATGCGTCTGAAATCACTACGCAATGGATCGGTGCCAATGGCTCTTTTGGCGATTTTGACGTAATCGGTTGACGGAGCGATATCAAGAATGCTTCCGGCAGCGCGTAAGTAGCGGCGTACTGTTGCTTTCATGCTTCCTCCGATAGTTGAATGGGCTACAAGTGCTTACCTGTGTCAAGTGAGTATACAGTCAGTGTCTACAGGTTAGCAATATCAGCTTGATATGAGCCTGACAGCATGTACGAAGCCCACCTTAGTGGGCTATTTTGCCTTTGCCTCTGCTCGTTTGCGTCGGCGCTCTTCGCGCTGTTCTTCGCGTTGCATATCGTCGAACACCTTCATAATCGCTTTCATCATCATGAAATTGACGAAGTGGTGATTAACGCAGCCGTGAAGGCGTAACTGCTCGGTGAACTCTTCAGCAGACTGCAGCGCCTCAATCATATTCTTCTCGCCCGCCATGAACTCCGAGAAGTCGCGCCCCGCTCTGGAGGCGCATTCAACGATTCGGTTATTCATGGTCACGCCGCCGCATACAGCAGTTTCATCTGACCCTTAACGGGAAACGCGGACATACAACGGGCCTCGAAGTCCTTCTGGTCAATGCTGCAATTAGCGATATTGGTAACGGCGATCAGTTGCTGCTCGACCTTCTCCAGTGCATCAGGCTTAAGATGTTGGTGAATCTTCTCCTTGCTGTCCCCGGCGGCTTGTTTTGCTGCCTGATAGACATAATCGGGAAGTGCGACACCGTACACCCATCGAGCGGTGATCTGACCGAACAGCGCCGGGCAACCGCCAACATGACCAAAGTAAGGAAGGTCGGACATTTTCGACAGCGCCTGGTAGAATGGGTCTTTAAAGCGCTTCTCCCAGGACGTTGGTTGCTGGCACACCATCAGGCCGACAATCTGATCTTCGGTGATCTGGAAGTTTTTACTCAGTAGCAGATTTTTAATATGACGATCACAGGCGCGGGCAAATTTCACTGACAACCAGCGGGCGAATTCCACCGCCAACTCCGGATGAAGCCAGGTCCCGCCGTTTCGCCCTTTCTCCACTCTGACTAAAAGGGGAGAAAAATCCTCTTTTACGCCGGAGCCAGCAATTCCAAGCTCCTCCGCCAGTTCGGCGATATAAATTTTTGTCGCCTCAGTCTTTAGCCAGTCCTTTGGTAGCTTGCCGTGATGCTTTGCGGCAACCGTGGCATTGAACCAGCAGTCAGCCGTAAAAGGAAATGAACGGTCATCGTAATTCATAGGGATGATATTAGACATATCGGTAATTACCTTTTAGTGATGAACCTTGTCTCACAGGAATCCGGCCCACAGAAAGGCACCGACAGCCAGCCGGTATCCTCAAGGGTCATCCTGAAAGGTTCTGTGTGAAATGCGCGTGAGATGCGCGGTGAAATTTGGGTGTAAAAAAGCCCCGGGCTGTGCCGAGGCTGGTTTATCTGGTTTTGCTGGCTTCTTCAGCTGCAAGCATTGCATTCCAACGTTTATCATCCTCACTCATTACGGAGTCAAACTCCTCTCTGGTGAAGCCCTTTTGGTTTGGATATTTAGCATTCAGAAGTAAGCTGAACTCTGTCATCGTGAGGTTCTCGGCCTCTTCCCGGCTTATGCCGAAATGGTTACGGGCCGCCATGATGTAGTCGGCTGCGCGGAATTCTGCGGTTGTCTCGTTCGTTTCGTAACGCTGCAGCTTGCGCACCTTCGCTTTGCCGATAATGCCGTGCATCATCAGGTTTTGCGCGACGATGACCATACTTTCCGGCGGCATGCTGCCCGGGCGCCAGACAAAGCCACGCTTACGTGATTTCCCCGGTTTCATCCAGCCAACCAGATCGCCGATATCGTCGTCACAGCAGGCTGTCAGTACCGTATGCGCGGCCATGATCGCTTTGCGTGACAGGAGCCCGCTTTGCATAAACCGCAGGACGCAATCAGGAAGGCGGCTGTACTCATCGCGGACATAGGCCTCTACCGCACGCTGCGCGAATGGCGCCGTCTCGTCATTGCACAGGTCATAGAACGCCTGAACAATCTCCTCCGGCTCTCCAATGCGTGCCATGTTGCGAAACGACGGCCGGAAAAAGAATTCCCGGTCACCGGTACCGATAACGCATTCGCCTAATTCTTTAATCGGGGTCATAGTCGCTCCATAAACAGTATCAAGGGCGCAGAACGCCCTTTGTACTATTCACGAAATGGCCTGGTGGTTAACTGATAGTGACCGTGCAGGATGCAGACGTGATCTTGACTGGTGTCGCGGAAGAATCGGTGACTTCACAGGTATAAACCCCGGCATCACCAGAAACAGCGCTGGCCTTGTTGAAAGTCGCCGTTGTTTGCCCGCTGACAACCGTGCCGTCTTTCTTCCAGACGTAGGTGTAAGGCGAAGTGCCACCCTCAACCACGACCGACATATTCAGAGCCGATCCGGCCGCCACGCTCTTGGTCGTCGGCAGGTTGGTGGTAAACGCCAGCGCCGGTGGAGCGACCTCAAATACCACGGTGTCTGCATCAGCAACTTTCCACTCACCAGAGAAGGTTGAAATATCCGTGGTGCCGAAATCACCAGACCAGGAGGTGGTGTTAAAGTAGCCCATGATATAAGTGCCAGCGTCTTCACCAGTTAAGTCGAAGCGAACCCAGACAGACGGCTGCCGGCCGGCCTGCACTTCATCGAAAATATATTTCGAGATGGCAATAGCGCCAACTTCCGTCGTCTTGTCTTTCTTGCGGAACTCACCTTCGCCGGAGATGGTGAAGTCCATGTTGTTGACCAGGTTCTCAACCAGACCTTTCGTATCGTCAGCCTCAGAGGTGACGGTATTCATGGAGTAGTCAAAGCCCTTGGTGGTCATGGCGCCGAGTCGCTTCCATTCGGAAAGCGCTGGTACCGTATCAGCACAACCTAAAGCCATGCGGAGCACGGCCACCTTACCAATCAGCTTGCCGGTGTCATTAGCGCAGCCTTGCATGTATGCCTCTCAATTAAAAAAGGCCGCCATATGGCAGCCTGATGGGTGATTCTGACGATTATTCGCCGTATGTGCAGGATACGAGCAGCCGGGTTACTAACCGGCCCTCTTCGGTGGGGATCGGCGCCGGTACATTACCGACAAGCCGCAGCGCGCCAACGCAATCATCGGCGCCGGATTGCGCGCTGATATACTCGACAATGGCGTTTACCGCGGCGTCCGCAGCATCGGGATTCGCCTTCGAGGAGATCACATCAACCATCACATACCAGTCGCCGCCGAGGTCAAAGGTGATATCGGTACCGCCGGAAGGCCTGAACACGATGAACTGATCGGTATCTTTCCCGGTGTCGCGCCATTGCCGCCACTGGACCTTAAACCCCGCGGTAAGCCCCTCATCCACAAACAGGTCTTTGAGGCGCATGTACATGGGGGGCGTCATAGCGAAAGCTCCTTCTTCACCACCGCGTCAATCTGGTTGCGGGTATCCTCGAAGCCTTTCGTTAAGAACTCCTTGCGGGCAGTTGCTCGCGTGAAGTTCTGTTTCACTGCCGGATCGTGAACATAAACCGCATAGTTGGCGGAGTAACCAACGCGCCCGGTTACCCTGGTGCCGTTAGCCATGATTTCGCGGAACTGGCTGTTGATGAGCGTCGACGTATCGATCGGGGTGTAAAGCGCGGCCTGCGCGCTACCGATAAGCATCGCAGACTGGATTGCTCGCACGACTTTACGTCCCTGAACGTCTTTAATGATGCGATCGAGGTTGGCCTTGGCCTGGCGGATGCCGCGAACTTTAGCGCCCATAATCAGACTCCCGTAATCAGTGCGAAATCGTCCGCCAGGCGCTCGAACGTATCAGCGAACTGGACGATCTGCCGAATCTCATCGGCCTCGTCCGGCGGAGCCGCATCTGTCGACGCGCCAATCAGGATGTAATCCCCTTCCCGCGCCGTTGCGTACTCGGTCCATATCGTGTTTTTAACCACGATCTCCCGGCCAAGGTCACCGATTTTTGCAGAGAGACCCCCCTGGTAGTCGCAGAGGATAGCGATCGGTGCTTCCCACCCGTACGGCTGACCTCCGCCGTCGGTATCACTACCGTCAGCATCGCGTATACGCCGCCAGATTGTCGCCGTCGCGGTGTATGACCAATTAGCTACCGAAGACATCAGTCATCCCTCCATCGCAGCACAACTGCTCCTGCGGCGCGTATGCGGTCGCAGTTGATGAACCACTCGCCGTCGCTTTTCACGTACGCCGTCGTTTGCTCGCCGGTATCGGTGATCACCCACACCCGGGTAAACGTCCGCGGAAGCCGTTGCTGAACTGAAACCCATGCCATTAGCAGCCCCCGACCACCATAAACAGGCCCACACTGTTGCCGGCGCTGATTGGCAACTCACCGGTGCAGCCGCTGGTATCCAGTTTCGCCAGAGAGTCGCGCAGCCAGGTAATGCCGTCATCTCCGTAGTCGAACGAGCGCGACGCTCCTGATGGCGCCCCCTGCGATTTTATTCGCCGGGCACCGGAAGACGTCGCCATGAGCGCAGCGGCATACATCAGGATGAGCTTTGCCGTGCAGTCGTCATATCCCGCGCCATCGAGGCACGGGATAATCTTGTTCACCACGCAGAGAATCGGATCGAGCAGAGCGGCCGGGATGGAGTAACCCAATTCACCGAGGAACGCCTGCACGTCTGCCGCTGTGATTGGGTCAGCCATGGTTATTTCGCCTTTTTCTTCAGCTCGTCGATTTGTTTCTGAGCCTCGTCGAGGTCAGCCTGCAGCTTGGCATTACCAGCGGTTAGCGATTCTACTTTGCCGTTAGCCTCGTCGAGGTCAGCCTGCAGCTTTTGCAGATCGGCCGGGGTCGCTACCTCCAGCACCTGATCTCCCACGGGGATTGCCTTACCAACCAGCCAAAGCGGGAGAGTTTCACCTTTGTAAACTTCGCCCTTTTTAATTTCGTGGCTGTCATGGGTGAGCAGCCATTGTTGTTCTTTACCAGCCATGCGGCCTCCGTAAAAAAGATGGGGCCGAAGCCCCACAGTTTATGCTTTGGTCAGCTGAACGTAACCAGCCTGGCCATTTGCATCGTGTTTGAACTGCGGAGCCGCGGCGGCCAGAACCGAGAAGACATAATCATCTTCCGGGTTAAGGCGTGCTTTCGGACGCATGGTCATCGGCATGCCATTCAGGATCTGAACGACGTCAGAGCGTTTAACAACGCCAAGCAGTTCATCGGTCGGAACTTTGGATGCCGGAACCAGCGCGGCCACGCCTGGAATTTCCATGATGCGGGACAGGATGGTCTTCGGATAGTTCGCGGCATAGTCGTTAACCGATGCGTAGAACCAGTCTTTGTAGTTCAGGTAGATCGTCACCGGTGCATAGAAGTTTTCGTTATGCAGCAGGTTAATCAGGTCGGAGATTGCCGCAACCCACTGCGCGCCGCTGGCACCGTTCAGGGTCAGGCCGTGAGTTCCGGTTCCGCGGTTAGGGGCAGTACGCAGTCCATAAATGGTCGCGCCTCCGACGTTGATGTTTGGATCGCCGTTCAGCACCATGTCTTCCAGCTTCTCAGCGACTTTGCGCTGATGGTTGGAAATAGCGTCACTGTCCAGCGAATAACCTTCAGTCTGAGCAGCCAGCATCTGGCGCCAGCCGAATGTCAGCTCACTGTCGATGATAGGCAGCGGCGTACCTTCGTAATCCATGACAGGCTGATCACCCTTCGCCTTGCCGCGTCCGTCCAGACTGATGTTCACATCACCGGAATCGGACAGGGTCATGAAGTAGTGAACGATCTTACCGAGCGCCATAGGGCGGGAAACGCTGGCAGCCAGGTCGTTAAACACTGACAGCACGTCACGCTGAACGGTGATAGCCGAACGGTCCCATTCGCCCCAGACGTCTTTGGGCAGCACTGATGCGTTACCAACGAGCTCATCAAAGGCGATGAACTGGCCATTTGCGTCATTGACCGCAAAGCCATGCTGCGCAGCCATGTTGCGCTGCATCATGTCCCAGCGGCGGCGAGCGTTAAGGATCAGCGCCTGCTGTTGTTTGGTGAACTTTAACATTCGTTTTTTTCCTTATGCCTTGGCGTACGGAGTGGAGAGGATCACCACGTCGGCGAAACCTTCCGCCGCCAGAGTGCGCCCTGCTTTTTCGTCGAACGTTGCGACGACCTGGTTGCCGGTTGCGGCCGCTTTGAATACGCCGCCGGTACCGATGGTCAGCTCCTGACCTACCGTATAGGCTGCCGCTGCCAGGCGAACGTTGTATTCCTGCTCCCCTTCCACGCGATATGCCACACCAGTCTCGTTAGCTGCGTAGGCAGTAGTAATCGCCTGACCGATGAAGCGCCGATTTCCGAGGATGAACCAGCGGCCGGTAGTGTCTGCAGATGCCGCCAACTTGCCGGAAGCGATTTTTACGGCAACCCCCGGATTGAGAGCAGATGCGACAGGAAGGTTGATGGTTTCCGGCTCGCGCTCGACCGGGCCGCGATAGATGACGTTAGCCATTATTTTTTCTCCTGATCGATACCAGCGTTGAGGTCATAGTCTTTCCACTGGTCATTTTCAGCATTGACCTGCTGGAAAGATGGGTTCAAACCGGTACTGGTTTGGCACTGCGCATACATGTCGTTCAGCGCTTCGCCGGCCAGCGAGTTGATCGCCGCTTCGGTCATGAACGGGAATTTCGCTTTGACCGCTTCACGCTTGGTCTTGAGGTCTTTTTCAGCGTTGGCCTGCAGCTGAGTTTTCAGCGTGCTGATCTCGTCAGTCAGCGGCTTAATCGCCAGATTTACTGCCGCGGTAATCGCGTCAGAGTTAATCTGAGTACCCGGCTGGTCACCTGCTTTCTTCTGAACCTGCTGGTTATAGGCATCCCAGACCTGATCGTCGGTCAGCCCCTCGGTTTTAACGCCTGCGGCATTGAGCGCGGCGATCATCTTTTCTTTCATCGGGTTTGTTTCTCCGTTGGTTTTGACTTCGTACTCAGTGGGTTTGCGCACGACCTCTACTGGATCGCCGACCAGCGTGACCGTGCTGTCGTCGATGAGGTATTTTTGCTGGAAGAGCTTATTGCCCTCTTCGAAAATGAATTTGTCGGGCCATACGGTCACGACATAGCGATAAACATCGCTACCTGACGGCGCGCGAATGGCTTCACGCAGCATCTGGTAGATTTCATCGAATGAGGCATCTGAGTTATGGGTGAGGAAGAACTTCACTTTGTTCAGCAGCCCATCTTTGAGGCTATTTGCGGCTTCAACGAGGCTTGCAGTTTCGACTTCGCCTTCCTGACCATCGGCATTCACGAACATGCCGACGCCTTCTTCTGGAGTACCGGCGCCCGGCTCATCGAGCAGGATAGCGATATGGTCGAACTGCATATTGCGAGCGATCCATGAGTACTTCTTCTTCTTCGACTCGCCTGACTTTCTCTCTTTGTTCGTGAGTAATCCGGTAGACAGGTGGATCGGGTCGGTGTTGGTGCCGGCGATCATCTCATCGAGGCGATTAATCAGGCGCTTACCGTCAGGCTTTGTCTCGGCTACCGCCTTATTGATATAAACGTCCATGACGACCTGGTCGCCTGACTTACTGACGTTCTGCGCCCAGGCTCCGACGTGATAGCTGTTAATGGCCCGCGGGTCATTGGCGCTGACATACTTGCCATCTACCATCGGATGCGGCAGAGGCATCAGCTTGCCTTCCATCGTCTTGTAGCTGTTGTTAATCTCCTCCGCCGGGTACAGGCCGCCATTCATAACAATGTCATCGACGATCGGAACCGCGCCACGAATGACGTAGTGCTCCTGGCCGTTGATCGTTGTCGTTGAGATGTTGGAGGCGTTGATGGCGAGGGATTTAACATGAATACTGGTAAGGTTCATGTTTAACCCTTTGGATTATTAAAATGAAAAAATGGTTACTGGCCTTAGTGTTTGTAGTCGCCCTCCCAGCCAAGGCAGGTTTCATAACTGGCAATGAGCTTTATGAACTCTACAAAGCGTCAATCCGTGCCGAACAAGCATCACCAAGTGAAAAAGATTTAGTAGATGCAAGTGAATATTTGGGGTACGTAACAGGTGTGTGGGACGCGCTAGAAGGCTTTGCCGTTTGCACTGGTGACAAAATCACAAGAGGGCAAATCGGCGACATGGTCGGTGAATATCTAAAAAGCAACCCCGGCATCCGAGATAAACAGGCTAGCTCCATAATCATGATTTACCTGAATGCTAAATATCCATGCAAAAAATAACTATGCTGCCTTTTTATCCGGGGTCCACTGTTTACGCTCTTTCTCCAGCTTCTCAGCTAACCCCTGATTGAAAATGCTGCCGTCGTCGTTGAGCAGCACTGGAATTTGGCTGCAATAGCAATTCCAACGGTTGCCGTTCTCGGCGTAGAAGTCTCGCACCTGCTCGGTGGTGTAGACCTTGCCGTGACGACTGGCATGCCAGGTGCGCGTCGTTGGCTTGAGTGCTGACAGCCACAACAAGCCGGTATTCAGGCCAAGACGATCAGCAGCCCAGTCCGTTTCGTTCCATTGCGCCTGGCGCAGCGCGCCAACCTGCTCAGTCTGAGCGATAGTCTTTGCGCGGCCCATAGAGACATCAAGGCGCTTGCTTATCACCTGCGCCGTTTCGCGGGGATTCACACCGCGCCCAACGGCATCCGCGATGATGTTCGCCAGGTCACCGCGCGCCCGGTCAGCTTCCAGCTTCCAGTCGCTATACGTGGTGATGTAGGCACTGGCGATCTGGTTCTGGTGTGCAGGGCTGCTTAAAAGCTGCTGAAGCGTCGTCTGGCTGGCGTACACTTGCGACTGCTGCGAGAGGTTGTTGAAGGCCTCCAGCGTTCCGCGTTGTGCCTCTGCGGCGACGTAATCCATCGCCCACAGGTTTTGCTCGCCTCCTTCCAGCAGGTAATCGTCGAGAATAACCTGCACCGCTTCGAGCAGGTCGGCCAGTTCCTGCGCCGACATGTCATAGATGAACTTGCCGGCATTGACCTGGTAGAGCCGCACATCCTCCCCGTGGTCATGGCAAAGGAAGTGCCAGTTATGGCTGTTAACCTCTCGCTCACGCCCGGTCAGGCGCTGGTCGAAGAGCGATTTCAGAGCGCGCTTGATGCCGAGATACCGATCCTCGATATCCCGGAACATCGCGGTTACCTGCTTGGCCGATCGGGTCGGGTCAACCTTGCTGCGCGGAACTATCGGCAGCCCCACCTTTGCCGTCTGCTCCGGTGTTATCGGCCAGTGGATCATCGGTTGTCACCTTGTCATTCGGGTTAGGTGGTTGCTTTGGTTCAGGCAGAGGGTCGAGGCCTACAATCTCACGTAGTTCGTTGGCCGTGAATGGCGGCTCGCCACCATAGAAGCCCGACGTTTTCTGGACGATATCAGCCAGTTTCGAAGCGTTCTCGATTTTCTCCTTCTCGCCTGGCGCCAGCAGGTCGGTCCATGAAATGGTGACCTCTCCATTTGTCGGCGGATCGATAATGCCCAGGGTCCAGAAGCGCTCCAGCAAGGCTGTGATTCGGTCAGTCAGGAAGCCGTTGCGGCGGGTGTTGCGGCGAATGGCCCAGTCGGTTTTATCCTCATCGCTCGCCAGGCGCCCGGTCTGCTGTCCAAACAGGATGGTGAACGGGATTTGAACTGATGCCGCCAGTTCGTTGGCGGTGACCTCCCACGTCGGCCCCGGGTCGCCAGGAGTTACACTGAGGACGTGCATCTGTCCGGCCTGCATGACCGCCGCCGCATCGGTGCCGCGGTTAAGCTTGTTGACTTTGTCGCCCATCGCTTCGCCGAGGTCAGCATAACCAGCTTTCTTCGCCTGGTCAGCCAGCGTGGCCATGTCTGTTTCTTTGCTGAACTCGACCGCGATCTGCCGGCTGGCATTCTTCAGGAAGCCCTCAGCACCACCGCCGGAAATCTTCTCAAGGTCGAGCCCTTTGTTGTATCCGGCCTCAAGAAGCGGGATACCAGACAGAACGTTGTCATCTTCCGAGCCTTCACAGAACAGGATCACCCTGCTCGGATGCACTGGCTCGCCGCGCGTCGGTCCGACGAACGCCTCGTCTCCAACCGGCTGCTCGTTGAAGTTGAACATCTTCGGCTGGCCGAACGTCTCGGACTGGCGATCGTTATCCCATTCTGCGACAGTTAACTGTGGCTCCCATACCGGGATAAGTTTTACCAGCGCTGACTCGCCCAGGGATTTCACCAGTCTGGTATCTACTGGATCGCTCCATGGCTTGTTATCTTTCACCTGCAGCAGCAGTGCGGAGTATCGCCCCACCATATTACGGCGATCGGCATCCTTCACCTTCGGCCACCATTTCTTCATAAACTTGGTGACTTTCTTTTCCCACGGGTTGGTTTTCTTGGCCTCCTGGGACTCATCACCGTCAACGATGACCGGATAGTCCTGCCAGCAACCATCCAGAAGGCGATGCACCACAGCAAAGCCTGCGGCGTTACGGCGGTACATGTTGTAGAAGTCGTTAAAGGTGATCGTGCGCGGGTAGCCGAACTCCTGATAGAGCGTCGGGCGCTTTGTGTTCCCGCCACCGATCCCGATGGCATTCAGGTAATTCGCTCGCCGCATTTCAGTGGCGAGATTGTTCACAGCCAGTTGAAGGCCGTTATCTTGTTCGCTCACTGGCGATGCTCCTTAGAAGAATACTGTGCCGACCTGCTTGCGGTTGTTCTTCGCCACGGCAAAGTAACGAAAGCTGTCGGCGCCGTGCGATGTGAAGTCGTGAAGGGGTTTGTCTTTCCAGCAGCCGCGCTTGTCGTCCCACTCCTTGCGGTAACCTTCAAGGTGGGAGATGCCAACAGCACACTTTTCCTCATCGAAAACGCAGGATTTGAGGATTTCACGCACCGACTCGATGCCGGTATCGATCCCCGCTTTCGGCACAACGCGGAAGTTCATCGAATACATCCGGCCGTCAATCTCGTAGCCCTCGCGCGCCAGCTCTTTGCGAGACTTCGCATCAGCTGCAAACTCGCGGTTCTCGATGTCGTGCGGCCCCCAGTGCTCACCGTACTCATAGCCGCGGTCTTTCAGCACCTTCATGTAGTGCCTAAGCCCCTCGCCAGAGTTTTCGTAGTAGTCGATGATGTGAAACTCTTCGCCGACCTCACGAACGAACCAGATCGCCGTTGAGTCGCCTACACCAATATCCCAGAATGTGTGAACCGGTAGATGTGAGTTATCCGGAATTTGGCCGATCCGCTTGTTGGTGTAGAGCCAGCGGAATTGTTTGGCGTAGTACGCGCCCTCGACCGACTGCTGGAACGCCTCGGCCGGAATGGTCGGGTATTCGCGCTTCATGTCGTCGCCGAGCGTCTTTTCTTTGGCGTAATACCACGCCTTCTGCCGTTCGTTAACGACTACGCCGTGTTTCGCCTCCATCTCAGCGAAGTATTCAAGCAGGCGCGCCGGCAGCGGTTCTACCGGGTCAATTGCGTACTGTGGATTCTTCCACCAGGAGAAGAAGAAAAACTTCCAGTCCAGCGCAGATAACGGCTTACCCTGCAGCAGCGCTTTCTCTGCCGTCTGGCAGTAATCGAAGAAGTAACCCGCCCGGCCCTCTGCGGTGCTCTCGATAGTTGCGAAACAACCTGTCGATACCGCCTCAAACGCACCAGTGACGATTTCACGGGCTTTATCCGGATACTTGGCGCATATCTTTCCGAACTCGGAGACGTGCAGATAACGCAGCGTGCCGCCACGAAATGAGGTGCTGACGTAGAGAGAGCCGCCCTTCTTAAAGACCAGCTCGCCGGCTGAGTCGTTACTCGCCGGGTTGGCTGCCTTTATCTCGGCCGGCAGCTTGTCGTAGGCATATTTTACCTTTTCCCGGAATAGGCGCTTTGCGTCATTCAGCGTGTGAGCGATCAGCGCGCACTTTGCCGACTCGAACAGAGCAGCGTCGAGCTGGATGATACACACCTCTGTGGTAAATCCGAGCTGGCGAGCTTTCAGGATGATGTTGCGGGTGTGAATCCCCTCGAAGTATTCCCGCTGCTCCGGCGTCATTCTGAAGCGAGTCGGCTTACCTTCTTTGTCGGTGATCCAGTAAAGATTGTTCAGCCGCCAGTCTTTATCAGCTAGCAGCTTGAGATGCTCAGGCTTCATTACGCCCCCTGAGACAAGGAATCCATCAGTTCAGAAATTGATTCAACAACGTGCTCTGTTTTCACTTGCTCTCGGAATGCCTGGACGTCGATATGTTTACCAATCAGCTCCAGGTTCTTCACCTTATCAGGCCACTTAATCTTCTTAAGCAGCGCAGTTGTGTTTCCCTCCGCTGCCATCTCGATGACATCCAGCCCGGAGAGCGTCGTCCTCCAGACCTTCGGCCACTGAGATACTGGCTTCAGCTCTCCGGCCGAGGTAAGGATGTCGAGAACGTCCATCTGGTCTATCTCAACAAGACGATTCAGGACGTATGTCGCATTTATACCAACCAGATCATTGCGCTGCGCTTTGAGTTCAGCAATTCTTGACTGGATGTCAGGTTTTGACAGGTTTTCGGATGCGGTGCGGTTAGCAGTCTTTTCGCTGTACCCCGCCCGAATAGCCGCTTGTGTGGCGTTTAAATCGATGAGGTACTCGCGACAGAACATCTCTTGCTTGTCGGTGAGTGCCATAATGTGGAGTCCGTAATGAACAAAGATGAACTGGAAAGCTTGTGTATTAAAATAAGAGAATGCCTAGATAAATGGTCCGCTGATGGAACACTGGAGACCGTAGAAGGTAGTGATACATGTAACTTTCCAAGCGGGTGTTGCGGATTTGTTACGGAATGTTTGTCCGTTATTTTATACAAAATGACTGGCGCAGTTCCTAATCAGGTAACTGCTAAATGCGAAGAAAGCCATTCTAACTACAATAAACTCGCTGCAAATAGTCATCTCTGGCTTGAACTGAGCGGGATAAGCATTGATTTAACCGGCGATCAATTCAATGATCACTGTATCAATATTCCTCCTGTATTTGTCTCATCCTCACCGCATCCACTGTCAACTAAAATGAAAACCAAAAGCAAACCAGCATATGTTATTGGTTTAACAAAGCCAATTTCTGGACATGACACCGCGCAATTAGCACTAATTCAAAGATTAAGGAAAGAACTAAACCTTTTCTGAGCTCCAATCAAATATTTGATGCGCTGCGTGGTGATGTATTCCTGCTATTGACTGATTGCTTGATAGTAGGCCTGCCAGCGGTACTTATCCAACCGCAGTTGTCGCAGACATTGAGCGGTTTCGAGGTCCGATTGCAGGTCTTCGTCGGTATCCTTCCCTGCGTCACTTGCTTTGCACGGAGGGCTCATCAAATCCGGGGATGGTGTTGGCAGCGTCGATAGCTCGCTGGCGCAGCTGCACAGCATCATCGTCAAACCGGCACACAGTACGATTCGGAGACTGGACATATTTCACCACGTCGCGGGTTATGGTTCGGTAGATGACCTTGCCCTCTTCTGTAGCGGCGGCGGCCTTTTGCTCAACTGGCTTGATAGCCTGTTCGGCTTTCTCTTTCTTCTTCGCCGCGAGGGCGTTGATATGATCAGCGTGAGAATTCCAGCCAGACCGCCATGAAAAAATGCAGGTAAGCAGCAGGATGACTACAGCGCTGATGATTGCGGTTAATCGGCTCATTTCTGGCCCCACTCGCACTCGCAGACTTCACGCTCAATCTCACGCCTGGTGATCAGCCCCTTCCACTGCTTGCCACCGGCATACGTCCAGCGCTGCAGTTCCTTGCACGCGCCCGGCACATCTCCAGCATTCAGTTTCTTCAGCAGCGTGGAACTGGCGAAGGCTCCAGAGCCAACGTTGTAGGTGAATGAGTAAAGCGCGGCGCGGGTGGGGTCAGGAATGCTGACTTTGATAAGCGGGTCAATGGCGCTTGCCACCTTCCGCAGATCAGCATTCAGCAGGTTGTCGCATTCTCTGTCGGTGTAGCGGTGGCCGCGGCGAATATCGGTTCCAGTGTGACCATCACAAACAGTCCAGACGCCGACAACATCCTGATAGGCGTAATAACGCCTTCCTTCCAGGCCGTCAGCATTACCAAGCATGACGGAAGCAATGGCTATCGCGCCCGAACCGCCGGCGATCGCACCAATCAGCTTATTCCTCAGCGTCGGGTTCATCTCGGCTCCTGCTACGTCGGTTGTCTTCGCGGATCTTGAAATACAAATTCGTCAGATACGTAAGTACGGCGATGACAATACCCACCAGTACGCCGATGGCATTCCACTGCTCGGGGCTATAAGCATTTAGCATGCCGTTAAGAATGCTACCGGCTGAAGCGCCATAGGCAGCACCAGTGGTTATCTTTTCCATGCGATACATACTCTCACCTCGCGTTGTTAGCGGGTGCTATCTGTAGTCAGTAAAATGTTCAGGGCCGTCGGGCTGATTTACCAACAAAGCGTCGAGGGTGATTCCCGCGACCCTGAAAATAAAAAAGCCCGCAAAAAGGCGGGCAATAAGCATGAGGGTAATAGCAATGTCGGTGATGCCCGAAAATACCCTGGCTGGGTCTGGCGGCCTGCGACGCTGTTGCAGCAGCGCCCCTGATGGATTGGATTATGAGCCCGTCATCAGGTCAGGCCATGATCTGGTGCTGGTTGACGGAATCGAACCGCCGACATCCTGCTTACAAGGCAGGCGCTCTACCTGCTGAGCTAAACCAGCAATCTGGTTCAGGGCTCTTGCGCGGCGGGTGTCGACGTGTCGTGCAGCACGTCTCTACCCAAGAGCCCTGACCGGATCGCAGGCATAAAAAAGCCCCGGCGGGATGCCGAGGCTAATTTTACAAACTGGTATGTGACTATCTTCATGCCGTCACTTAAAGTTAAGGCAGCATATCAAAGTAGACTCAAATATGACGCATTTGATTGACTTTTGCAAGACCCTGCTGCGAAAAAGTCGCTTTTTGTTGTGATCGTGTTCTCACGACGCAGAGAAGAGAGTCGCTATCAAGCCGCTTAAAAATGGCGCACATAGCCCGCCAGTAATCCGCGTAGTTATGGCACCAGTTATCAGGTTTAACGCCACACAGGGCTGCAAGATCCTGGTGCTGGTATACATACTTACCCGCCAGCTCTGCTTTCACGTCCTGCGCCGCCAGCCAGATAAGCTTCTTCAGGCGCTCTATCGTCTTGCCGGCCACCTTCTTTGCGCCAAGTTGCTCACGGAACTCCGTCCACGCCCATTGGGTGATCGCCACCTGGTGCTCAAAGCGGATATTCTCGCTGTAGTTCCACAGCAACCACGCTTTCTGATGCTCTTCCAGCGACAGTAGAGCCCGGCGCCAGCTTGCCGTCGAATACTCAACGGGAAGAACGAGAGCGATTGATGAACCCTTAGCGCGGGACTGGCTTCCGCTCATCGGCGGGCCATCCGGGTTAACCATTTTTTGCTTTACCTCGCTATAAACTTTCTTCCGGCCACGGCTGCGCGCCGTAGCGGTAAATTGCGCGTTCTCTGCAAAAGCTACCAGTTGCCCTTTCGTCGCACCGCTCAGATCGGCGGTGGCCACTATCAGCTGCTGGCGAACAAATTCAAGGTATTGAGCTGTCATGCTGTCTCTCCCAGGGTCTGATAGATACGGACGAAATTTCTCAGTATGCGGTAGTCAACCAGTACGGTGCCGCGGTGCCGGCACAGGCGGAGCTTTTGCCAGCGGTCGCGGATGCGTTCGATAACGTCACGATTCATGCGGCCTCCTGATGGCGGGCGCGGCGCTTCTCCAGCGCGCGGGCTCTGCGGGTGAAGATGGATTTGATGCGCTGCAGGTAGGGAATATCGAACCGGCGCGGCTCGTTATCAGCCTCAAGGCGCTCTACGCGATCCAGGCCTATGCGCTCAATCAGGTGAATGCGGTATTCAACGGCGTTACCGCTCAACTGTCGGTTGCAGCGGGTGCAGGCGGAGTGGACATTGAACACGTTGAATTTCAGTTGCGACGCCGCGCCTCGGGAACGGTAATGACTGGCGTCAATAGCGCTGCCGGTCAGGTAGTTGCTCTTGCCGATAAGCGGGCTTCCGCAGCTGACGCAGGGCTTACCTTCATCACGAATGCGAATGTACCGGTTAAAGGCTGACTGAGCCTCTTTATCCCATTGAGCCTTTGTCTTGAATGACTCACGCTTAGCTCGGCGACGTTGGCGCCCCTCCTTCTCGGATTCGCGCTGGCGCTTCACCGCCCTGGCCTTCGCCGCTTCCCGGGCTTTTGCTGTCTGTTTTTTGCCGATCTCGCTGGCGCATTCAAAACTGCATACCACCTGCCCTTCCCGGGCAGGATGGAACCATTCGCGGCAGTGGGCGCATTTACGGCGTGCTGGTTTACGCATGTGGCCTCCTTGCTCTCAGGCGTAGCCACTTCTTATCGACCAGGCGGGCGGTATAGTCTTTCAGGGTCGGTATGTCGGAAGGCTTAACTTCGACCTTGCGCTTGCGGCGCGCCGGCACGCGGAAGATGCCGCGATCCATGACCTTAGCGAGCAGACTGTGCATGCGAAGCCCTCCATTCCTGGGCCCATGCAATCCGACTGCTGGACTTCTCGCTGAACTTCACATTGTGCTCGGTGCCGAACCAGTAGATCGCCTCGATCACCTCGACCATGTAGCGCTTGCTGGATTGAGAGGTACGAACGCCGAAGTAGACACGGCCGCCATTGATGCCCGGGGCGGATTTCTGTTCACGCTCCGGGTTTTGCATCTGGCTGACCAGCACAGTGATGAGGTCTTTCCACTCCGCTGGCTCCAGCTTTTCGCCGTGCCAAATCACCTGATCGCTCAGGTCTTTCAAAAGTGGCCACATGAGGCGATTCTGTTTGTCCGTACGGCTTTCTTCGCGCGCCTCGATAATCAGCGGCGATCGGTGGTCTACGGGCAGAGACTGGATGAAGTTGACGACGTTACGCTTAACGTTGTCGTTGATAAGGCAGAATTGTTGCTTCACGCTTCACCTCCACAGAGGTCAAACGCTGAATGCAGAAAATCGCCGGTGGCCTTCGCCATCGGTGACAGGGATTGCTGTAAGGTTTTGTGCGCCATGTGTCCCCACTTGGCGCCGGGGTAAAGTTGTCAGTTGTCCAGACTGACCAAGTAATTATCGCCCGTCACGGGGATAAAAGCAAAATGAGCATATACGAGAAAATCGCTATTTCTTGGCGTTCTGCTCTGCCATCTCAATGTAGCGCGGATCGGAGGCGCGCGGGAGCTGGATACTCTGCTCTCGGTAGTGGCGGACGCGCTCCATGAAGTAGTTTCTCAGGTGCTCTGGCTGCTCTCTGGCGACCACTTCGGCGACAACCGGCATGTTCAGGCGCTCTTTGTAGGCGACGCCGGAGGCTGCGAGATCAACGTTGACTTTGTTCTGCTCTTCTAGGCCTTTGGATGCTATGTTGTAGTTAGACATAAATATCTCTCTTAGGCTCAAGAATGAATAATCAAAAATACATCTGTATTGCTGCTTCAGTGATAGTGGCATGCATGTTTGTCATTGTCCCGTCAGATAAAATGGTTAGCGGTCAGTCTCTTGATTTTACATATAAATTCATTTGGAACTTAGGTGTTCCTGATGGGGATATATTTCCTTATGTGCCGAATGTTGGCTTTTTGATTGCCCAGATAATAGGCGTCCTTGCCATTGTGTGGTTGTTAAGTAAGGTAAAAAGATAATCAGCTCAGTTGCATGGCTGGTACATCTTTAGGTTATTAATTACTCGCCGGCGGCGGACTGCCGCGCGCGCTGCGCGGCTTTGCGTTCTGCTGGGGATTTAGGCATCAGTCGTCATCCTCATCCCAATCGTCATCTTCCTCATCCTCGTCGTCATCGCAGGAATCAAGCAGCGGATTCATGCGCCGCCCTACCTGACTGGCGTAGCCGCGGCGACCGAGGTTGTGCAGCACGCCGTAGATTTCGAACATTTCGGTTCGCTCTTCACCAATATCAAGCTCACAGGCCAGCGTGTGGCATTCAGTAGCGAGCGCCGATATCTTCTCAAGCAGTTCGGCCTTATTCACCTTTCACCTCCTGAGAGGCTGCCGGCAGCGGCATCCAGTGGGTGATTTTCTCTGGCTCCCAGCACTGCCAATGACCATACATGGCATGATGAACTCGCTTATACATTCCGTCGAATGTGAGAACAGATACATCATTCTCCGGCATCCGCTCGCTTACCGGAATCCATTTATCCGGCACGGTAACGACGCTCTGCACCGAGTTCAGAGCGGGGGTATCATGCGGGGCGGCTGCGAGCATGGCCTCGCTTTCCGCAATCAGGTTGTGAGGTAGTTGGCATCCTGCATTTTGCATGCCGCGGCCAAATGCCAACCAACGCCGTAGCATGGACGCCGAACCATCCGGAATTACCGGAGGGTTGGCGTGCAGCACCTGCACATTTTCGTCACTCCTGCAGATCGCTTCAGTTCCTGCACTTTTTTTTAATTCCTGCAGCATGGCGGCGCGAAAGGCGTTCCAGGAATCAGCGGCCGCATTTCGCTGGTCTTCATCCCACTGGAATACAGCGTGGTCACGACGCCTGGCGCTGGCAAGAATCTCGATACTGTCCGGAGTAGCCTCTTCCGGCACTACCGGCGCTGGCTGCGCGTGGCGATAGAGCTTAGTCCCGTATGGCATTTGCTGAATGCCGACAAGCGGTCTAATCTCTCGCTCCCCAAAGGCTTCGGGGTCGCCATAAATTGAAACCACTTCTGCCACCGGCTCGCTGTCCATTGCGGCCAGCGCGATGCTGGCCAGTTCGCGAATCTCATCCCCACCAATATCTTCGATGTCATCACGGCATGAAATCTGTGAGAGCCATTCCAGGCGCTCTCTGGTTATGGTTGATTTGGTCATTGGTTGGCTCCTTCTGCTGCCCGGTTAACTATCACGCCGTCATAAATTTCGTTTAGATGACCTCTCAGCTCCATCCGACGCAGTGCTGACAGCATGTAATCGCATTCGACCTGCTTATTGCCGGTGAATGGCTTATCCTCTGCGTTTCCCCAGCAACAGTTTCCCTGTGGCCATCCGTGAACCTTTCGAACCTTTCCATTGACTACATGCAGTAACCCCCAGCCTGGCGGAAGGTCTTCGACAGAGATAATCCCCGGCTCGCTGATAAAGAATCGCCAGTCACCCATGCCAAGCTCCGGGCGCTGACGGAAGCGCTTCTTCCTGTCTGCAAGCAGGTCTGCACGGGAGCACTTCGCCTCTATCAGGCAGGATGCGAAATTCCTGAACCCCATCGCGTCTGGCTGCTCACCGGTACTGGTGACAGCGACAAAGCGATCGTGAAAGCAGACTTTGAAGCCGTTCCGCTTGAGGAATTGATAGGCTATCTGGCAAAGTTCATCGTGTGTCAGTGCCATCACTCAGCCTCCACCTTGATGCCAGCGGCGGCACGTTCAGCCTCGCTTTGTTCCCAAAACCACTTGTGAAGCGCCATAAGCTCTTCATCGAGCGGAGCATATTTGCGGTCGAAATATGCCTGTGCGTCTTTCTCCGCTTCATCAGGCAATTCGCCTGGCCCGAAGAGCGTGTTATAAATCCACGCCAGCCCGTTTTTAGCATCGCCAGTGGCCTGCCATTCGATGATTGCAGCCTGCATAACCAGGATATTTTTCCCGATCAGCAGATCGAGCTGCTGATAGCGCTTACGGATATATTCGTTTTGCGCTTCAAGTTCTGCGTTGCGCCGCTGCGCCTTCTCCAGCGCCTCTTCTTGATCGGTGATGATTTTTGATTTCTCGTCTGACAAGGCCAGCCACCTAATCTCCCGATCTCGACATTTCTCCAGTTTATCTACCAACGATAACGCGATTTTTCGCAGATGGTCTTTACTGCCAATTGCCTGATTTGAAAGCTCAGCGCGCAGTTGAGCCAGCTCTTGCTGCGCCAGTTCGGTGATATCAGTTGTCATGCTGCACGCTCCGCCTTCTGCTTGTTGTATACGGCCCAGCTAAGGGCATCGAGTTTGCGCTGGCCCGCTTTGTCGAAGAGGTGAATGCCGTTTTTGCAGGCATGCTCAGCCTTAACCTGCACCTCAAGTTGAGCGAGTTGCTCATAGGTGAGCGTTGCCAGCTTCAGGCGGTTCCAGCCGAAGTTAGGGATACGGTTGCTCATTCTGATGCTCCCTCACGCAGAGAGTCTGCCAGCCACTGCAAATTCATGATCTGCACGCCGATATTGCTGAACTTCTTCTCCAGGTGAGCGATACCCTTCTCGACCCCGCGCGCCTCGGCTTCGGCTACGATGCGATCGGTGGCGGGGGTTTCAGGCTTAAGTGCGTCCAGAACGGCGTGGATAACCTCTGTTTCGTTTTCAACCCATGACCACTCGGAGGTTTCATTCCAGTCATGATCCATTACTGCGGTTTCCATGAATGCATCGACTGCTTCGGATGGGATTTCCCCCTGGCTAAAAACAGCCTTCAGCGCCACATTCTCCGCAGCCAGCTGCTGGTAAGATTTCGCCAGCTTCAGGAACTTCTGCTCTCTGATCGACAGCTCGCCTGCGCTCTCCAGGGAGGCGATGAGCTCGTTTACTGTTTCGATGTTCATTTTCTTACTCCCGCCAGGCACTGGTTAAAAAGGTTGGTCATTGGGTTTACGCCGTCAGGACGCTGGCGATACTGAACAGACGGATCGCTTTCTGTTACGGCTGTCGTGTCGATCAGGGTGTACCGATAGCTCCTGCACTCACCCTCACGCTTAACCTGGCCGTCACGGTGCATCTGCCACAGGGAGGAATTGACCACTGAAGAGTCAAGGCCGGTACCGCGGCGGATATCCTGAAAGCTGCAGCCAGGATGCTGGCCGATGAAGTTAATAACGGCTTGTTTGCCCGAGTTCTTTTTCATGACCGCCCTCTCCCAAGTCCAAATTTCGCCCGAATTTCTGCGATTTTGTTTAACCCCTGCTCCTGACTTAATGGCCGACCACCAAGTTTTGGAATCTGCTTAACCGGCTCTGGAATCACTTCTCCTGCGTTTAAACGACGCACCATACGCATCAGCTCATCCTGAGCCTTGCGGCGCAGCTCAGCGTCGCTGAGGCCGTTTGCGCGCATGTCTGCGTACAGTCCAGTAACCATCCAGTAGCAGGCCTTGTGCTTCAGCGTTACCGGCGTGACGTTGTGCTCTGGCCACGGATAGGACTCAGCATCCGGGTATTGCCCGCGGGTCCGGCAGTACTGGTAAACCATATCGACCAGTTCCACTGCATCAGGTAGCCCGGCAGATACGGCTGATTCCGATTTGCACCAGGCGACAAATTGACCCGGCGATGGCATGAATGGGCGCTCCTGTTTGCGGGCAACGCGCATTCCGGCGTTGATTTGCTCCATGGAGACAATCCCGTTCTCCTTGAACGCCAGGAGCCACTGCCGGCGCATCTCGTTCATCTCCTCGGGTGTTTTGCTGGCCAGCGCCGGGAACACAGCGAGCAACTGGCGGAACAGTTCGTTGAAAATCTCCGCAGTCTTTGCCGCCTGGCGCTTTACTGCCTGCTCGTCCTGCATTTCAGGAAGCCCGGCAGCCACGCGCTGGAAGTTTTCCCGGTCGAAGTTGTGCATGCTTTCAGCGATTGATTTCATTCGAGCACCCCGTAAATCCAGTCAGTGTTGTTCAGATCGACTTTTGGCTTCCCGGCAACCTGAACCCCTGGCGCGCAGCGCTGCATGGTCAGCTTGTCCCACTGCTTGCGCAGCGCATCAGGGCTCAGGATGTTGCGATGCCAGAACGAGTCTTTGCTCGCCCAGTCGTACATGCCGCAGATATCCTGGTGGCTGCGGTTGTCGATCTGACGCATCAGTCGAACCGTGTTTGACCAGGCGGTAATGTCAGGGTCTCTGCAGGTTGGGTTGATCATCCTGACCCTGGAGAAAATCCACTCGGCAACCCGAACGTCTTCTGCGGTTCCCCACTTGCTGCCGCTGGGTGTGTAAACCGCGGCATCAGGATGAGCAGACAAAAATTTCTTCAGGCGGACGTCAGAGGATTCGCCAGAATTCTCGGACGAAGATCTTTTAATGTTTTTATTCTTGTTATTACCTTCTTGTTCATGTTGTGCGGTTGTTTGTGCGGCTTCATGTGCGCCATCATGTGCGGGCACCACCTTCAAACCCGCGCCATTGCTGGGCTCGCCATGTGCGCAAGTATGTGCGGCTTCATGTGCGGCTTCATGTGCGGGTAAATTGTCTGTTTTTTGAGCATATTCTGCAAAATTTGTGATGGTGATCACTCTCCCTTTTTGCTTCTCACCTTCGATAGAAATCATCCCTTCGCGCACAAAAACGGCCAGCATTCTCTCCACTGAATCGCGACTAGTAGGATTCCCTTTCCGGTCGCAAAGCTGCAGCCCTAAATCGGCCGCTGTGACCACCAGTTGACCGGGCAGCAGTGACCACTCATGACCTTTGAAAGTCGCTCTGAATGGCTGACGAGCAGCATTAAGCAGCAGGTTTTCCCACAGGGTTCTGAGGTACACATCTTTTGCCCAGGACTGCTTGAGAACGCTCCGGTACAACGGGATGTAGCCAGATTTCTGGTTTTCCATCCGGTTGCTCCTGAATTGCCCCGGCGCGGCGCCGGGAAACTTGAGTATTTCTGCGGTGTTCATGCTTCACTCTCCCAGCCGGCCTCTTTCAGGAATTCGCGATAGTTGTCCAGGATGGCGCGCGCATCAGCTGGTAGTTCAATGTCAGCCTGATCAGCGACTATCTGGAGAAACTGGCGCGCCTTTGCTGCGCTAAACTGCGGCAGCGCCGCGCTGCGGGTTAATTTCGATTTACCTGATGCTCTGGCCTTATCCATCTGGCGAACAGCTACAGAGGCCGCCTGGGGGCCGTGCTCGCGGGATAGTGCAACCGCGGTTGTTGGGGATACCTCGCCGGCACGCACCATGCTGATTAGCTCTTCTCCGCAGGTCAGCAAATGCAGGTGATAGTCGACGTCGGACAGAGAACGCTTAACCTTCTTCGCGATTTCGTCCGGCTCCCACCCCTGATTTCTCAAACGCTGATATGCAGTTGCGCGTTCCAGAGCAGTGAGAGGCTTGCCCTGGTTTCTGGTGACCATGAAGGCGATCCGGTCAGCTTCGCTACCGACAAAGTCTTTGCACTCAAGGCGGATGATGTCAGCACCTGCTTTCGTCGCTTCAATGGCGCCGTAATAGCGGTGGTGGCCGTCGATAACCTTCACGCCCTTCTCGGTAACCTGGACGTCCAGCGGAGGCACCGATTCGCCAGCGATAAACGCATCGCGGAACTCAGCGACGTGATCCTGGTCGATTTCGCGGATATTCAGGCCGGGCTCGACGTACAGCTCTGACAAAGGAACGGTGTAAGTTTTGTTAACCACCGTTCCGGTGCCGTTTTTGTCTTTGTGCTTGTAAAGCTGGTAAAGTGAACTCATAATTACTCCTGTGAATTGATCCAGTTAATTCGCGTAGAAAGCCGTTAGTGTTGCTGCACTGCGGCTTTCGCCTTTCTGTTCCCACTCATGCTTCAAAATCACCTTTCTCTCCCGGCCTGTTAGAAATCAGGATGGCCAGCAGCAGCGACATGTTCGGCAGCAGACTTTCCCGCCAGCGACTCACCGTCGACTTATTCACTCCGGCCACTTTGGCGATATTCGTGGTTCCCAGTTCAGCTATCTGGCTGTGTAACCAGCTTTCTATCCTGCGAGCCTCCACTTTGTTGCGTGTCGTTGAACTCTCCATCTGTGATACTTCCTCTGGTGTTGATTGAAATACCGCCGGTTAGGCGGCTTTAGGCTTGCTGACTTCCCGGATCTGAGCAGCGGTAAACTGGCCGCCAGAAGCGAGAGCGATTTTTTCTGCATAGTTGGTTTCGTCGGTGTAATCCGTCCTCGGCAGGCTTCCGTTAGCAATCCATTTGTAAATTGCGCGCGGCGAGCAACCACAGGCTTCAGCTACGACAGGAACCCGAATCTTTTTGATGATTTCGCCAAGACTATTCGGTGCCATGTTTAACCCTCGATAATGAACTGTAAGTACATATTATGTCGGAACTGATAGTTCACGCAAGTGATATTATGATTGAACATATGGTTCATGAAGAAAGAGCGCGAAAAGAATTCTCTCAGAGGCTAGCGCTGGCCTGCGATAAAGCTGGATTGATACCACATGGTCGACAGGCTGAGATCGCCAAGAGAATGAAGTTGACACCTAAAGCCGTGAGCAAATGGTTTAACGGGGAGTCAATACCAAGACGAGGAACGCTTCAGGCCTTAGCGTCTCATATAGGCACGTCTGCATCCTACCTACTTGGCGATGCTGACGATGATGGTATTGAACCAGGATCGGCAACCAATCGAAAAGACATCTTTAGGATTGACCTCTTGGATATCGCCGTCAGCGCTGGTCCAGGGGTGATAAACCAAGAGTTCGTTGAGATACTCCGTTCAGTTGAGTATGCGCCAGCTGAGGCTAACCATATGTTTGATGGGCGCAAAGCTGAGAACATCAGGATTATCAACGTCCGCGGCGACAGTATGTCAGGTACGATTGAGCCGGGAGATCTGTTGTTCGTCGACGTCAGCGTAAGGAAGTTTGACGGTGATGGAATTTACGCCTTCCTGTACGACGACACTGCACATGTTAAGCGCCTGCAAAAGATGAAGGACAAGCTGCTGGTTATATCTGACAACAAGAGCTATGCCCCTTGGGAACCGATCGAGAAAGATGAGATGAATCGGGTGTTCGTGTTCGGCAAGGTGATCGGCAGCATGCCGCAGACGTACAGGAAGCACGGGTAAAGCCTTAGCACGCAGAGGAAGCATGTCTGATCTGATTATCCCAATACTCATTACTTTGCTGATTATCGGACTGGTTGGGATCGTGCTCAGGCTAGATAAGATTTTCTTCAAGCGAAGGGATGAGCGGGATGACTTTGAATAAGCCAGACCGGTAATTGCAAACTGCAGCATAACTTTTGATCCGGCCACCGCGCCGGATTTTTACTGCCCTACTCTTCCCTCAGCATCAGCACGTCCAGTGCCAGCTCCACTGCCAAACAACCCCTACCAAAAACAAAACATAAAATAATTATACTTTAAGTTCATTGACTTACATTGAAATGAACTATTACCAAATCAAAAATGTACTTTTGGTACTTTACATTGATGAACCATTAGTACATTATCATCTCATCCAAACAACACCGGCAACGCCGGGGTGAAGTCAAAACGTCCCGTTAGCCGCGATAAGGCAAAGGTGAAGAGATGATACGTGAAGAAGATAAAACTGAGTGGTTTAAGTTTCTGGCACACGCATTCGCCATCGTCGTATGCGTACTGATAGCAAGCGCATTCTGCCTGATGCCTGGTGGTTCAGCATGAGCAGAAACGGCATTCGTTCACTGATTTACTGCCTGCTGATCTGCGGCGTTATCTGGACAGCGTTGATTATCAAAATTCTGCACGTTACGGGGGTGTTCAATGGCTAACTCAATTCCTAACAACGGACGCGCCGTGATGATGCGCAATCGCCGCACCGGCGCCGCCTGGCTGGTCAGCTTCGACTACCGCGACGGCAGCTACTGGCATGAGCCGCAGGGTAATCTGCGCCACATCCGCCGGCCATACGCTTCACGCAGCATTGAGCCGAACCTGGTTCCAGCCGGGACGCATTAACCGCGCATATCAGCGCACGAATTTAACTGAGCTATCAGGCAGCCAATACGGTGCCGGGATTCTTACAACCAAATTTCAGGAGCGAGCTATGAACGCATACCGCGCATACGACGCTATCGAAGAACGGAAATGGGCTGAGCAGTCGCTCACCGAAGAGAAGCAAAAGTGGATTGACGATCGGGCGCAGGAAATTATCGACGCCCTGCCGAAAGAGCCGTCAGGCCTGTTCCGCTTCTCTGTGCCGATGGACAAAAGCCCATACGAAGGCCTCCGCAGCGATTCCGCCGGAGAGGCATATAACGATTTCATTTCGGCAGTAGCTTACGCCCAGGCGGAATACGACTGGGATCACCGCACCGGCTGCCCGTTTTAACTTTGGGGAATAGCAATGGCTAACGAACTTGTGATTACAGCCAGCTCTCTTGCTGAGCGAGGCATTGACGGCGCTACCTGGAGCGCCCTCAAAAACAGTATTTACCCTGGCGCCAAGGATGAGTCGGTGATGATGGCACTGGACTACTGCCGGGCCAGAAACCTCGATCCGCTTCTGAAGCCCGTTCATCTGGTGCCGTTGAGCGTTAAGGACTCGAAGTCGGGGAAAAGCGAGTGGCGCGATGTGGTTATGCCTGGCATCGGGCTTTATCGGATTCAGGCCGATCGCTCCGGTGATTACGCTGGCGCAAAAGAACCAGAGTTCGGCCCGGACGTCACTCTGACGCTTACCGGTATTGAAGTGACCGTACCTCAATGGTGCAAGTACACAGTCAGCAAGCGCATGCCGAGCGGGGAGATCGTCGAATTCAGCGCGAAAGAATACTGGGTTGAGAACTATGCCACCGCCGGCCGCGACACTACCGCGCCAAACGCAATGTGGAAAAAGCGCCCTTACGGCCAGTTGGCGAAGTGTGCCGAGGCTCAGGCTCTGCGTAAGGCGTGGCCTGAAATTGGCCAGCAGCCCACTGCAGAAGAGATGGAAGGTAAAACGCTGGAAGTGGATGCGCGTGACGTGACGCCGCGCAGCACTACAGAGGCGCTTCCCCTGGTGGCCAGTGAGGAAACGCTGCAGGCAATTACCGACCTCTTGACGTCCCTGAATAAGGACTGGGAGCAGGACTTCCTGCCTCTGTGCAGCAACATCTTCAAGCGTGACATTTTCCAGGCATCACAGCTCACCGAAGAAGAAGCGCAGAAAGGCTTTAGCTTCCTCCAGAAAAAAGCGCAGGTGGCAGCATGACCGGAAAAACTGTTGAAGTGACCTGCAAGTGCTGCCCGGACAAATTCCTTGCCCGAGTTGCTGACAGAAAAGAGGCTGGGCGCAGTTTTGCAGTAAGTCATGCGCAGCTTATTGGAAGCAATATGGCCGTCGTAGAGGCCATCAATCATTAGAGATGCGTCAGGCGGCCATTGACAGAAATTCAATTGAGCGACTTCAGCGCGATAAACATGGGCGCGATTCATCTAGCGGTTTTGTTTATGTAGGTGGATTTGGGCCATGGGATGACCATAAGGACTGCTGACATGACACCAGAAATTATCCTCGATCGAACTGGCATTGACGTTACCCGCGTTGAACAGGGAGATGAATCCTGGCACAGCTTACGCCTCGGCGTGATCACTGCCTCGGAAGTTCACAATGTCATTTCTAAGCCTAAGTCAGGCAAGAAATGGACTGATATGAAGATGTCCTACTTCCTTACGCTCCTTGCCGAAGTGTGCACCGGCGTGGCGCCGGAAGTTAACGCCAAGGCGCTGGCCTGGGGGAAACAGTATGAGGCCGATGCTCGCACCCTGTTTGAGTTCACCACCGACGTGCAGGTAACCGAGTCGCCGATCCTTTTCCGTGACGAAGGTATGCGCACAGCCTGCTCACCAGACGGCCTGTGCAGTGATGGCCGCGGCCTTGAGCTGAAGTGCCCTTTCACCTCTCGCGACTTCATGAAATTCCGGCTTGGCGGCTTCGAGGCTATCAAATCCGCCTACATGGCCCAGGTGCAATTCAGTATGTGGGTAACCGGAAAGGATGCCTGGTATTTCGCGAATTATGACCCTCGCATGAAGCGAGAAGGCATTCACCACGTGGTTGTTGAGCGCGACGACAAATACATGTCCGACTTCAACGAAATGGTGCCGGAGTTCATCAGCAAGATGGATGAATCGCTGGCGGAGATCGGCTTTACCTTCGGGGAGCAGTGGAAATGAAACGCACTCCATTTTACCGCAGGCCCGGAAAAGCAGGGAAATTCTCCGGCCTTCGCGAGCGCGTGATCTGGATGATTCAGACCCGCGGCCGCCCTGTTACCGGCAGCGAAATAGCGGAGAAGTTCGGCGTGACGCTTGTCGAATTTAACCGCGTTGCGAACGGTATAACCAGGGGAGAAGGCCGCATTGCGCAGCTGATTGCATCGGAAACCTGGCTTAACGAGGACGGCATCTGCGATCGCACCTTTGACCTGATCACAAGGCCAAAGGTCATTACCCCTCAGGGTAAAACTCGCCTGTTCACTAAGCGCTCGATAGCTCAGGCCGCCTCTGGTAACCGCCAGAAATGTATTGATAAAGCGGCCCGGCGCCGCCGGCTTATCGCATCTGGCCTCTATATCGATGAAATGGAGTCAGTCCTATGAACCGCTACTCACTTATCTATGCCGACCCTGCCTGGTCTTACGGGAACACGATCAGCAACGGTGCGGCAGCGCTGAATTGAAATTCACGAGAGGTGGAATGTGAAATCTATAAATATTCAAGAGCTAAAGCGCATGCTTCATTACGACAAGTCGACTGGAGTTTTCACCTGGCTGGTAAAGCCTAACCGCAGAATTAAAGTTGGCAGTGTAGCAGGCTCAATCACACGATTCGGTTACGTAAAAATAAAAATTAACGGCATTGATTACAAGGCTCATCGCTTGGCTTGGCTCTATGTAAACGGACAATGGCCTGAAAAAGGGATTGACCACAAGGACACAATTAAAACCCATAACTGGATCGAGAACCTTCGCGAAGCTGATCAGCCACAGAACATGGCTAATTGCGGCGCCCACAAAAATAACTCCAGCGGATACAAAGGTGTCTGCCTGCATAAGCCATCAGGTAAATGGTACGCACGGATACGGTATGAGGGTAAACGAGTAAGTCTTGGATTATATGACACACCTGAAGAAGCATTTGATGCCTATTGCGCTGAATCGCGTGACAAGCATGGAGAATTTTCCAACACCGCTTCCGTTGAGCTGATACCAGGCTGCGCCATCGACGTTGTGAAGACGGAGGCAGCATGAGCAAAGGAACCATTATCTGCCTGTGCGATATCACTGGCGTCATGGCTGAGCCATGGGTCGAAGCAGGTTATCGCGCCGTCCTGGTGGACCCGCAGCACACTGAGACTTCGATCGACGGTCCTGTAGAGCGCATATCGGCAACCATCCTTGAGGCGATGCCGCGGCTATCTCAGATCATCCGCTCTGAGAACGTCGTCATCGTTATCGGCTTCCCACCATGCACGGACGTGGCTGTTTCCGGGTCCCGTTGGTTCGAGTCCAAGCGCGCCAAAGACCCGCATTTCCAGGGCAAAGCCGCGCTGGTCGCTGAGCAATGCAGGATGGTTGGCCTGGCGGCCGGCTGCCCGTGGGCATTCGAAAACCCGGTGAGCGTGTTCAGTAGCATCTTCGGTTCGTCCGATTACACGTTCCATCCTTACCAGTTCACTGGGCTGTGCGCGGATGACAACTACACGAAGCAGACCTGCCTTTGGACAGGTAACGGCTTCAATGCGCCGGCAGAGAATATACACCCGATGGTAGAAGCGGCTATCGACGCAGTGAAGCTGGCTTGCCGCCGTATGGTGCCAAAGAAAAAGGCAATCGAGGCCACCTCAGGAACATCTTTCGCCGGATTGGTGGCTGACTGGTATCCGGACAACCGCATTCACGAATGCCCGCCCAGCGACGAGCGCGCCAACATTCGCAGCGCCACGCCTCTGGGCTTTGCAAAGGCCGTTTTCCTTTCGAATGCACCCCACCCCAATAAGAAGCGGGAGGCAGCATGACGCCAGAAGAAAAAGAAAACGCTCTCCGCGCCCAGGCTCGTCGCTGCGCAGAAGAGATAACCAAAGCGATGAGCGTAAAGCCTAAACCGAAGTGGAACGCTGTATGCCCCCCCATCCTTCGCAAGCACTACGAGAAGGTCCGGCCGATGGGTGTCAGCCTGGTGAAATTTGTCAGTGTTATTGGCCGCATGAATGGGCGGTATGGAGTGGAATCATGAAAGAACGTGGAATGATTTTTAACGGGGAGATGGTACGGGCCATTCTCGACGGCCGGAAGACGCAGACGCGACGCCCAGTGAAATTCCCTGTACATGATAAAAACCTTGGGTGCGAGCTGGCTGGCAATGAACTGGCCGGCGAGCTTTCGGCAGGAAACTATCTCAACAGCGCATTTGGCAAGCCAGGCGATCGCATCTGGGTGCGTGAAACATGGGCAGATGCTGGAGCCAGCGCACCGGACCTCAAACTTTATCGTGCGAATTACCCTGAGCATGTTCCGTCGATTTATGAAGACGTGCCGCCGGCTAAAGAAATTCGCTGGACGCCATCCATTCACATGCCGCGCACCGCCAGCCGCATTCTTCTCGAAATCACCGGCGTGCGGATCGAGCGGTTGCAGTCCATTACCCTTGGGGATATTTGCAAAGAGGTTGGATGTGGTCTTTATGATTTTCGACCTGCCACTCATGGCTTCCAGGTATGGGAGGAGTTGTGGAAATCCATCTATGGCGCCGAAAGTTGGAATGCCAACCCCTGGGTTTGGGTTATCGAGTTCAAGCGCGTTGAAGGCGGTGCAGCATGAGCGCAGAAATCATCGATCAGGCCAACGAGCTGGCAGAGCGCCGGCTGGAAATGACCATCCAGAACATGCGCATCAACCATCACGCAGTTTCAGCTACTCACTGCCGCGACTGCGGGGAAGAGATACCCGAGCGACGCCGGGAACTGGTGGCTGGTTGTCAGCGCTGCGCTGATTGCCAAGAAGAAGAGGAATTACGCGGTAAGCATCGGAGGCCGTGATGTTCAAGTTAATTCAGAGAGGCCAGGTCTTTGCTGATTGCCACGGATGGCCGGTAATTGTCGCCGGCAGTGACGCTAAGGTGGTTCGCTACTGGCGCCAGGGTCGGATCAACACGGCAAGCATCGACCGATTTAATAACGATTTCGAGCCGCTCACTCGCGAAGAAGCGCACCAGATACGCGCCGAACTGGAGCAGAGCGAACACATTAAGAAGCTGCGCGCCCAGCGGGCGGCATAACCGGGAGGGAATATGGCGTCTGATAGACCGATTACAGCACAGCAGGCCGCCGATTTGCTCATCGTGTCGGCTCGGGTGATCTACCGCCTGATTGATTCTGGGGAGCTAGCCGGCCGTAAGGTCGGCAACAAGTACAGAACGACCGAGGCTGCGTGTATTGCATATTTGAAAACCCCGCGCGATCCTGTCATCGCGAACGCGGGTGAACATAAAGGAGAAGTTTTATGTCAATCACCCTCAGGGGCGGCGTGTGGCACTGTCATTTCTTTACGCCGTCAGGAAAAAGAGTTAGGCGATCTCTTGGCACGGGGGACAAAAAGCAGGCTCAGGAGCTCCACGACAAGCTGAAGGCGGAAGCGTGGCGGGTTGACCAGATCGGCGACCTGCCCGTAAGAACCTTCGAAGAGTGCTGCATCCGGTGGCTGCGGGAAAAGGACCATAAGCGATCGCTGGATGATGACAAAACCAAAATTGAGTTTTGGCTGCAGCATTTTTCCGGCCGTGATGTCTCGAAGATAACGGCGGAGGAAGTTCACGAAGCCGTTAATGGGATGATCAACCGTAAGCACCTGCAGGTGTGGGAGAGTAAACGTGATGCCGCGGTGAGGAAGGGTAAGCCTGTTCCGGAATACAAACCATGGCAGGTTTCGCAGGCTACGAAGGCGCAACACCTTTCCTTCATTCGATCCCTTCTCAGGGCCGCGGCGAATGACTGGGGCTGGATAAAAACAGCTCCTGTTATCAAAACCCGCAAGCCGATCAGTAAGCGGATACGATGGCTGACCAGAGAAGAAGCTGAGCGGTTGATCGAGTGCATGCCGGAGAGCATTAAGCCAGTGGTGATATTTGCACTGGCAACCGGCCTGCGCCGCTCAAACATCATCGGGCTTGAGTGGCAGCAGGTCGATATGCAGAGAAAGGTTGCATGGGTAAATCCGGAGAACGCAAAAGCGGGCAAGGCGATTGGCGTAGCTCTGAATGATACCGCATGCAGGGTATTAAGGGATCAGATAGGGAAGCACTCCCGGTGGGTGTTCGTTCACACGACGGCAAAGCATCGCCCTGATGGAACACTGACGCCAGCGGTTAGAAAAATGCGAGTGGATGACAATAACGCCTGGCGCGCCGGGTTGAAAAAAGCGGGGATCGAGGATTTCCGTTTTCACGACCTCCGGCACACCTGGGCGAGCTGGCTTATTCAGTCCGGCGTCCCGCTTTCTGTTTTGCAGGAAATGGGAGGATGGGAGAGCATCGAGATGGTGCGCCGTTATGCTCACCTGGCACCGAACCACCTGACCGAACACGCACGGAAAATTGACGCCATTTTTGGCGCTAGCGACACAAATACGACACAAGGAGGAAATCAGGCTGGTTTAAAACTGGCGTAA